CCTACTAGAACGCCAACGCCAACGCCTACTAGAACGCCAACGCCTACTAGAACGCCAACGCCTACTAGAACGCCAACACCAACACCTACTAGAACGCCAACACCAACGCCTACTAGAACGCCAACGCCAACGCCAATTGTAGAATGTTTTTCTTACGAGATACAAAATAACGATAGTGAAGATTTAGTTTTCGAATATACGGATTGTAGTGGAGTTTTTATACAAGTTACCTTAAGTCAATTTGATGTAGATGCTGTATGTGCTCAATTTCAACCTACTATTAGAAGTGGTTTTGGGTTTGTATCAAACGCTTTAGAGCAATGTAATTAATAAATTATAATAAAAAAATAATTAAAATACCCTTATTCATAGATTACGACAAATACGATAATATAGATTGTACAAAAGATAGCAGTAAAATACCACAAATATTTAGTAACTCCTTAGAGTTATATTTTAATGAAAAAAGCTTAATTTATAGTATTTTATGAATGGTATTTAAATGATATAATTACAATATTTTGGTGTTGTAATAAGAAATTATTACAACACCAGGATATATTTAACAAAAAATAAATATATGTTTATTAAAACTTTATCTACTTTATTTTTGTTATAACTAGTAATTCAAGTTCAATTAGTTAAATTCTATACTTACGGTACACTAACTGAATCTGAATATAACAACGGTAGTGTAGATTTATTAAAGATTATATATATACATATATTGGTGTCGTTACAGTTGGTTATGGTAGTAACAATTTAGATTAATATTTACATTTTAAATAAATAAAGTACTTTATAAGATAATTATAATAAAAGACAATCAATATGGCTGACAATTTGATATTAAGCCCTTGTTTTACAAGACAGGACTATAACGGTGCCAACTATTCAATAGTTGAAAACCCGAATGGGACTGTATCTATATACGACACCGACTCAAACCCGATAACTGACCATGAAAATAAAGCATGTTGTAAGGCATTGGGATATAATTTCGATATTGATGCTCAAAAATGTTTATGGGTTAATACCAACAATGACGGTAACGATAGATTCGTAGCTGAAAATTGTGAGTTCAAGGCGTTTAAAATTGTTATAAACCCAGAAGGTAACAGTGGAACTATTCTTAACCTAGATTCAAATGAGACATGTTGTTTAAATATCTCATTTGATTACCTATTTAATTTTGAATGTGATGTATTAGAAAATTTTATTAATAATTCATCACTTAATAGTACGAATAATAATCTAACATATATAGATATATTTGAAAATCTGGATATTAGGTTTAACCTTGAAAAGATTGACCAAAGTACTGGTAGATTAGAAACCGTATTCCAAGAAAGTATTTTTAATATTTCAGAAGGTGGTTTAAGTGATTATATAATTAATAATCAAGGTTCAACTGGTTTATTAATCGATGGTGGTTGTAATACTTTCAAACCCACTATCCAAGGTCAATTATTGGCTCAATATCAATCCAACAACGAAACAATTCCGACCAGTGTTACCAGAACATTCAACGATTGGTTCAACACATGTTGGTTAAGGTATGAGAGGGAAATATGTAGTCCTAGTATTATTGATGATTTAACCAATGAAAATATAAACATATCTATAACCGTTAACAACTCATACACTGATTTTTCAATTTTATTAGATAGAATTAAAATACATAAAAACGCTGAAAAAATTGTTAACGTTGAGACCTTTATATCAGAACCACCTAAGTTCGATTTTGAAAGGGTTCCAGATAATAAAAAATCATGGTTAGCTAATAAGGTCAAGGAGAATAGGGATTTTGACCTAAAACTTAGAGCTACCGAATATGTTAGTAATGAACAAAGGTTAACAATCAATAGTAAAGAGATAGATTTAAATTTAAGTCCAGCAAGGGCTGTTGAGCAAGATATCTGGAACTATATAGGTGATAATAATTGTATTTTAGAGGGTTGTAAACAAACTGGACCGTTTGAGCCATACTCATGTCCAGATGGATTTGAATTTGATGGTAGTAATCTGACCGTATGTGTTATGAGTGCATTTACGAATACTATTAAGGTGGGTAACGCTTATAATGTATCTAGTTGGTATAATTTTAATAGAGTAAACCATTACGGCCTCAGAGGGACTATATTTATTGAAGAGGAAGTAACTGATATGGTTTGGCCCATATACTGGACTGGCACGCCCGAAAATACTTGGGTTGGACCTAATTATAATGCTGATTATTTAACGGATTCATCTGGCTCACCAATATCGGCTACTGGTTTTGGTACCGAATTCGGACAAGGAAATGTGATTAGGTGGGCATCACCAGAAGCATTTAGTGGTCATAGAAGTAAATTTGGTTCGTCCGAATCTACAACGGTTGGTGGGGTCTCAAACCCTAACTTACTTTGGGGTGGTACACCAGGACTTAATAGTATGATAATGGCTGGTAGATTATTTAATTCTGCCATATGGGTGCAAGGTACTGGCATTAATAATAAATTTTTCAATAATAGGTGGTTAGGTTTATCTAAGTGTTTGGAGATTGAAACATCTATGATATATAATATTGGTTTTGCTGGTGATGACAAAGTTAGAATAAAGGTTAATGGTGAGTGGTTGATTAACCCAGATATTAGCCCAGAAAGACCTATTGGACCTAATAGTGGCTTTGATACGATTAGACCTAATAGTAGGTTCACACAAGCTTATGTTGTTGTTCCAGTTAATTTATTTCAAGGTAAAAACGTAATCGAGGTCGAAGGGTATAATAGTACTGCTGGAGCACCAGCTGGGTTCGTATGTGAAGTTTATAGTGCCAGCACAACTTATCTTAAAACATTATTAACTGAAAGCCAGTTAGATGAGGTTACGATATTTAGTACTAAGGACTATATTGGTCAGGAATTTAATGTTGTTGGTAGTGAGGGTTATTTTTGTCCAACTGGTTATGCCTTGGACACATGTTTACCAGAACCTTATCAATGTCTAGAAATAAATAGGGTTAATAGTATTAAAAAAGAAAGAGAGATATGTTGTTGTGCTGGTGACCCACTTGTAATAACCAGTTATAATGGAATTACAACACAATTATCTATTGACACATTACCTGGGGCAATTTTAGATTGTCAAGACATATTAGACACCTATGATTCTGTAAATGCGATTGATATTATAAAAAGTGAATGTCGATTAATTTATAAAATAGGTGATAAAACCAAAACAACTTTTAAAGGTTATTATTTAACAGAAGAAAATGACGGTAGGGTAGGTGTTTATGATGTTAATTGGTTATCGGGTGTAACTGAAACATACACAAGTTTAAACGATTTAGTTGATTCTGAATGTTGTGAAGTTATCTCATCAATATTTTTATCAGACGTTCAAAATAACCTACAAGGTGTTGACATATATCCAAAGGTATCCTGGGATACTAATTTAAAAAGTTGTGTATATGGTAAGTTCGGTGATGATGGTTGTATTAATATTGATAATTTATTAACAACAGAAGTTTTTGAAATAGATACTATAGGTGAATTTGGTCGAACATTATCATCTGAATTAATCGATGTTAAGAACAGACAAACAATTTCGACATATCCGACCCTTAGGATGTTATATGATAGATATAATTTTCACGCATTAGATTATTGTGATGTTGATAGTTCAAAATTAGATTATTTCGATATGGATAAGTTCGGAAATACGGTTGGTGACTATTGGGTCGATTTAATGGAACAAGTAATACCAGCAACAACTATTTGGAATTCAACATATGAATATAGAAACACTATATTCGACCAACAAAAGTTCCAATATAGAAAATCGCTAGTATTTAATTGTACAGACCCAAGTGGTAATTACCCTTTTGAAAGTGTGGCCAATGACAATTCAGTAGATGTTATCCTAGAAACGTTACCAAAAACATCGACAACGGTTTCTAGTGTTGAAGAATGTACTGGTGTTTGGGCAATGCAATATAATGTGGGTTCTGAATTTTTAGGTACAGTAAGCATTATCGGGGTAAACGCAAATGGTGGTTCAAACGGTAATGTAATAAACGAAATAAGCCCGTTTGACTAATAATAAAATAAAAAATATATAACTATGCCATTATTAATTAAAAATGTAACAGGAACGGTCTTAGATAACCTATCGACCAATATAAACAAACTTAGTTTCGTTGAAGGTAGTTTTGGTTATAGTGAATGGTTTAAAATTGGTAATTTAGAGGTTTTCTTACAAAATTTTAAAAATGTCGATAGAAGTGAACCACTTATAACACCTAATAAATTTGGTTTAGTGGTTAATAATAATAAAACCTTTGTAGAGTTAGAAATTTCATATTAATGAGTTATCAGGATAAAATATATAATCAAAATGTTAAGGGTATTAAAAATAGTACCGCCCCAGTTATAAAAACGAGTTCGGATATTTGTGTTTTCAGTAGCCCATTATTTACCATGGTGGGTGGTGATAAAATACAATGTTCCGATGTTACGTTTGATGTTAGTGGTACTTCATTTGGTGATATATATTCCGCAACTACGGAGTGTTTTATTATAAATAATTTAGATATAGCTTGCTTTAACGATATTAATTGGAATACAAATATATATGAGGATGATAACTTAGTTTATTCTTCCATATTCTACACTTCCAATTCAATATTTGGTGATGAACCTACATTAATCGACTTTACTTTAGGCGTTACCACTGCTTTCAATATTTTAGGGTATGATTATGAAGTAGATGGTAGTACATACAACGTTAATCAAATACGTGGTATCGGTAACCTCAAAATAGATATTGAGACAAATTTAAACTATAGTGAATCGTGTCCGTTAACTGGTGCATCGTCTGGTAATACATTTACGGGTACGTGTGAAGATATTAATTCAAATATTGTAGATATTAACTATAATAATTTAGTGCCGAGTGATAATAATGTATTTCCAATTACTGGGCAGACCAGTATAGCGTTGGAGTTTATATTTACTGGTAATACGGGTTCATTCGAGAACATGGATACGGATACTAAATTTAAGTTTGAGATATACGAATTTAATGAAGTTTTAGGAATCTTTAATGAAACTCCAAAATTTACATCACCACTTAAAGATTGGGCAACAATAAGTGGGACTAGTGCATTTACCGAAACAATCAGTGTCGATAATTTAAATATCGATGGCAACTATTTAGTAAAGGGTTATTACGTTTTTAATAAATGTACCGAATTTGCTAATTTATTGGGTCAAAAATACACAACGGAGATTAATAAATTGGGTGATGAATATAGGTTATATAACGCTAATAAAGATTTTTATTTCGTAGTGTTCAATAATGCAGATGTTCCATTAGTAGAAAGTGGGGATAATAACGAGGAAAACGTATTTGGCGTATTAAAGGTTATAAGTCAAATATTACCAGGTGGAACCGACCAGTTTTCATACCCAGTACAATCTGGTGATTTAATTGTTAATCTAAACGGACTTACTCTAGGTAAAGGACTAGACTATTCAATAGAACCGATTAGTGAAGGTGGTCGAACAGTTTTAAAATTAAGTGGTGACACATATGACGGTGATGTACTCACCTATATCTATACAAGCTCGGATGAATCTAAAAATAATATTAAACAAGATGTTATTGATGTAGTTACCACTATTACAAATGGGTCAACCAACAATCAGGGTGATAATAAAGTATTCTTCAACACAACAAAAAATAAATACGAATTATACATGGAAATGACTCCAGTATCTAATAATGACGTTGTAGTTACTATAAATGGTATGGCATTGGCCAATAATATTGATTATTATCTTTCATCATCAAATCCTAAAAGAATTATTCTTGAAGGGGATATAATAATTGGGGATATTATTAATATTTGGTATAATACCAATATTAAAGCACAAGGTAATATATTTTCGGATACCGTTATAATCGATTGGTCAATAATAAATCCACCAAAGTTAAACGATAGGGGTAAATTTACACTTGAATTAAGTAGTGATTTGGATTTTACAAATATAATAAACTCAATAGAGGTACCTTATATTCAAAATATCATAACATATTCAACGATACTAGGTTTAGTCGGTAGTGCTGGCGATAAAGTTTATTACAGGGTCAAGAATGAAAAAAAATTCATAGATATTTGCGGTGGTCCCATTATTAGTACTTCATTTAGTGAAATAGTGGATATAACAATACAAACAAATTCAATAAATTCATACTAATAATTTACTTTTGAGTATTTATTAGTAAATAAGATTAAACTAAGTTATAATATATGAGTTATATAATAAATAATACAAGTGCTTTTGTTAATATAAAATTAACTGAAATTGGTAGACAAAAAATAGCACAAGGTCAATTGACCTTTAATTCTTGGGCTATAGGTGATTCTGAAATAAATTATGACAGAGAGGTAAACCATGATAATTTCCCAATGGACGTAAGTTTATCGGGTTCAAGTAAGGTTTTACGCCCGTTTGATAATCAACCTAATCTTAAATACTTCATAACTTCACAAAATACTAGTGAAGGTGGATTAAATGTTTTAAATACTTCACAAATCAATACAATAAAAGCTATTGTTAACAATAAAGCCGAAGATAGAGGTTTCTTTGAAAAAGTGGGGTCTGATTATGTAACGTATAGTGGTGACACTTACATAAAGGGGGGCGGTATTATACCTGGACCCAATATGGACGGTTCAAATATCTTGGTTATTGGCACTGGTTACACGGTTGGTGATGTAATATTGGTTAAGGTATCCAATGACACCGTTGGTACACTACCTTTAAATCAAAATACAACACCAGTACCAAACCTATGGTATAAAATACAATCATTAACGACCACAAACGATGTTAATGATACGGCAATTTTAGATAGGAATCTACCAAACACTAATTCTAGTATTTCCGACTCACAATTTATAGTTTATACTGGTGGTGAAGTTTATGGTAATTTCGGTTTTGAGGAAACCACACCATACTGGAACAGTAATACATTATCATTTGCTGGGTCAAGTGAAATATCATCTGGTGATGTTGCAGTTTGGAATATGAATAATGTGTGGTGCGAAAACTTAGTAGGTATGACAGGTACTAGTGTTAATAATTCGGTATCAACACCTAATGAGAATTTTAGTAAATTTGGTTCTAATGGTTTTTTAGGTCAAAAGTATCCATATTTAGGATATTCATGTAATGAAAATAGTGGGGCTAATAGTGGTGTATTAGATGAATGTAATTCACTTGGACAGTCGGTAAAAGATAGGACTAAAAAATCAATATCAATATTACATTACACAAATAACACTATATCCAACTTTTATGGTGAGTATCTATTCATTGACGGTGATAAAAATAAAAATTTAATATTACGTCTTCCAGATATTATGTATCATAGAAGAGATTTTACAAGTGAAAATGGTACATTAATGGGAATGGATTTTATAGCTAGTGGGGATACTAAATTTATAGATAATTCAGATATCAAATATATTGAATTAGTTGAATATGGAACTTTGGTTAGTGGAACCCCTAGAGTTGTAGGTAAAGTATTCCCACAATTAAAGACCGTTATTTTCGATGATGATGAAATTATTGCGGCAATGTCCTATAAATCAAATAGAAATTGGACATTACCATCATTAAGTGCCAACCTAATAACCTCAAATTTGGGGTCTGGTTCAGGTGTTTTAGCTGCTAAAAAAACAATGTATATTACATATAGTTTCGAGAACTCCACAACCAACGGTTTAGGTACGACACTACCATGTCAATCATACGCTAAAATATACAACTCAACGTCTAGTAGTAAAGATGTTCAATTTAAATTGAACGATATCGATTTGCTACCTTACATGAGAAAAGAAGAAAAAGTTGGGTATGATGGTCTTGGTTTCTCAGCAAGGGAGTTCAAGGTATTATATCAAATAGTTGATGATGTAACGGATAGACCAAAATCAGATGCTTGGAAAGTTTACGATTACACCAATACAAATATAACCGATGCGGTCGGTGAAACTATAGACCCAATTAAATTAGAAAATCAAAACCCAACGGTAAACGGATTCTTAATTGATAGTGTGGTTGATACTTCAGCCACTATATTCAGCATTATGACATCTTTAAACATGCCAGCGAATACAACACCAGAAGTTTTACAATTTGGTGATGAACGATTTTTCTACGGTAATTTGGAAACATATATTGGTGCAACGATTTATAAATCTATATTCAATATAGATATTTCTGCCGATGACTTTAAAACCACTGGTAACCCAAGTAGGTCCAATGCTGCGGTTAATCCACCAGATATTAGAGTTACCGAAGTAGGTATATATGATAATACTGGTGATTTAGTTATGATTGGTAAATTAAGTAAACCAGTAAAATTAACATCTGGAAATACTATCATGGTTGAGTTAAGTATCGACTTTTAATAGTATATAAGAATAATATAAATAATGATTGAACTAAGAATATACTTTTAATATGGGATTTTTAAATAACACACCTTCGATAGAATTAAAAGCCAAACTTACCCCAAAAGGTAGAATAGGTTTAATAACAAATGATAATAATCTTATCACCTCATTTAGTTTGGGGGATTCGGATAGTTATTATTCTGTTTTTTCTGGCCTAACTGGTGGACAAGTTCCACAGATATCTGGTAACTATTATGGTGCCGACACCAATAATGGTGGAATCGATTACGTATTAAAAAGTGTACTAAAGTTTAATTCGACTACACTTAGAAAACCAATTGAAACGCAATCAATAAATGTTTCTTCATTCCCTCAATCACTTGGGTATAACGATTTATATTTTTCCGCTGGAACTTTTTCACAACAAATTGTGGATTTAAAAGACCTAAATAGTGATTCATTAGTTAATTTATTCTATTCATTTAACTTACCGATAAGTGATTCTGATTTTATGAGATTTACTGGTACTACATTCCAAAATGGTGGATTTTCAAATACCGCATTAGGTGGACTAGCTACCGATAAGATATTGGTAATAGGTATCGATGGTAGTGAGTATAGTGAATTAATCGATGGTAAAAGTATTAAGTTATCGTTGGAGACCAGTATTCAACCATATGAAGTTTATTCAACTTACGAAAGAAAAGGTATCTCATTAACCAACGAAGATTCAGCTGTAACCGATTCATCGACCAATGTTGCCAATTTTGGACCTAACAGGGTTTTATTATTCAGTGATGATGTAAAAAGACCTAACGGTAACCCATTATTAAGTTGGGCCACTGGATATGCACAAAATAAACCATTTAGTGTTAACGGTAAACAATTATTTAATTATAGGGGTAACGTCAACACGAGCACAACCCCAGATGAGGCAATAGGTATCGCATATTTGGATAAGGGCTTTATTGTTATTACCCACCCAGACATTGTAGATAACTTCGTATTAACTGGGTCAACCTCTAGTGCAACTACAATTAGTTTCAATACTATTAGAAACAGAGTATCACAATCAATTACCTGTATTGCCAATAGGGGTGAATTCGGTGTATCGACAAACCCTACCTGGGCTACTTCGGATGTACCTAGAATTACCGAGATAGGTCTTTACGATTCCAACAATACTTTAATTGCCATTGGTAAATTAAATCGAACATATGATAAGCCTGTGGATGATTTTGTTGCTTTTAATATAACTATTGATTATTAATCCTTTACTATTTATAAAAATTGTTTTATTATTATATTAAATTATAAATAAGCTATGGAAGATAATAAAAATAACCTAATATTAGGCCTGGATGTTTCAACAAAAACGATTGGAATTGCTTTGTTCGAGGATTTAGGTAAGAGTGGTAAATTAAAATTACTTCACCATGTTACACCTAACGTAAAACCAAAACCAGAGAGTAATATTCAAATGTTATTTGAAAAGGCTAGAATATTCGATGAAGAATTTTTAAATAAATATAGTAATGTAGGTATAACTAAAGTTATAATCGAAGAGCCTCTTTTACGTTCAAATAACGTAAACACCGTAGCAACCTTACTTAGATTCAATGGTATGATTGCCAGGGCAATATATGATACACTTGATATTGTTCCAGAATTTATTTCATCTTACGATGCTAGAAAATTCGGTATACCCGAATTAATGGGCATTAGAAAATTTAATAAAAAGGGTGAACCATATAGTGAAAAAGAAATCTCCAAGAAAGAACCAGTATTATTTGGCGGTTATGATTGGGAAGTCGATAAAAAAATGGTCGTTTGGGAAAAAGTTGCGGATTTAGAACCACAAATCACTTGGTTACATACAAGAACAAAAACCTTAAAAAAGGAAAATTTTGACATGAGTGATGCTTATATCACAGTTATAGGCTATATGAATAAAATTGGTGTGTGGGTTAAATAATAACACACATATATAAATCTTTTCTCACCTAAATCGGTATTTTACCCACTTTCTATATATTTATAAATAAAGTTATGGGGGATAAAATAGTTAGAAAGTTATCTAAAACACCATTATGTGGTGTGTATCAGATAGAAAACACAATTAATAATAAAAAATATATTGGCCAATCAATTGATATAGAGAGGCGATGGAATCAACATCGTTATGGTAAAGGTAGTATTATATTAAGAAATGCTATAAATAAACACGGTATTAATAATTTTGAGTTTACAATTCTAGAGTCTATACCAATTGGTAATAGAGATAAAATGATTGATGAACTAACCTTAATTGAAGAAAAATGGTTATCTAAGGAGAAACCTTTTCTAAGAGAAAATGGTTATAATATAAATAAAAGCGCAAAAGTGAATATACCAATTGAAAGACCTGAAGGTTATGGTGAAATGATTAGTAAAATAAAAATTGATAATAATCATTGTGGTAAAGCTACAGTTCAATACGATTTAGAAGGTAATTTAATTAAAGTGTGGAAATCCGCTGCACAAATAGAAAGAGTATTAGGGTTTAAGGCTGAAAATATTTCAGCATGTTGTTTAAGAAAAAACAAAAGTTCTAAAGGGTTTATCTGGAGGTTTAAATGGGATTTGGTATCCAAATATGATATTATAAATTTAAAAATTAAAAAAGGTGCATCTAAAACAATAGAACAGAAAACGTTAGATGGTAAAGTTATTAGAGTTTTTGATTCACTAACCGCAGCTTCTAATTTCACCAACATACATTATACATATATTAGTAAAGTTTGTACTAAAAAACAAAAAACGGCTGGCGGTTTTAAATGGTCCTACCATGAGTGATAGTTACTTATGTGTTATTGGTTATATACAAAAAAATGGTTATTGGCCTATAAACTAAGTTCCTATTGCAAATATGGATTAATTTTCATATATTTGCAATATGGACAATATTTTAATTAATTTATTTAGGGGATTTTTAGGTGAATGCCACAGTCACAATGATGACAGTGGTCAATATTCATTTATTAACCACATTCCAAATTGTTGATTTACTAATATTAAATAAATCAGCTAATTTTCTGGTTGAATAATAACCAGTTTTATATAGATTTATAATTTCTTTTTTAATTGTATCAGTTAATTTAGTTTTTTCATTTGAAGAAAAATACACCCACTTAAACCCAATACATATTTTAGTTCTACCATTACAAACTGAACTAATTCTAGATGGGTCGATATTATAATTATTAGCTGCATCAGTTAAACTATCCCATAGTTTAATTGTATTACCATCAGTATCTAACTGGTAAACTTTTCTTTTATTTAACGCTGGTTTACCTTTTTTTATGTTGGATAATTTATTTTTAGTTTCACTTGAATGACCAACCCCAGTTTTAGTTTTTATAAGTTTAATTATAGTTTCACTATAATGTTTTTCACCAGTATGTGAAATGGACATCATTTTTTTAGTTTCATCAGAATGTTTATTACCTAAGTTATATTTATTACCCTTATGAATTTTAGATAATTTCATTTTTGTTTCGTCTGAATGCTTAAAACCTAACATGTTATTAGCAAAGCCACATATATTATATGTTTTATCTTTATCAAATGGTTTCATAACATCTAAATGATATTGTTCACGTATTAATAGGTCGGTAACATTTTCAATAATTTCGATTATATTAAACTCAAAATTATTTTCACCATATTTGTTCCAAGATTTTTGCAAATAATCATTATCATGAATACCCTTTCTAAGTGTACGTTTATGGTCATACCATCTTTTAGTTATATTAATTGAACTACCAATATAAAATTTACCGTTTTTTATATTTATTATCCTATATATACCTATTTTATTCATTTTCTTTTATATGTGTTTCTAACAACTCCCCAATTAATTTAGATTTATTATTTGTGATTTTATTTAACTGGTCATTTAAGTCTTTATCCAAAGTTATACTAACTTTTATTTTCTTATCACTTTCATTTAATTTTGGTCTTCCCATATTATATCTTTATTAATAAATATCTATAAAAATAATAAAAATAGCTTTTTTATAGCATTTTTAAAAAAAAAGTTATATATTTGTAAACATGGATAATATCATACTTAACATATTTAGAAGTTTTTTAGGGGAGCCACATGAACACAATGAAGAAAGTGGTCAAACAAGTTGGGATTGTCCAGCTTGTGCTGAGGATAAGGGACTTCCTATGGGTCAAGGTGATGGTAGACATAAATTAGCGATTAATTATAAACGTGGTATATTTAAGTGTTGGGTTTGTAACTACCAAAACAACATGTACGGTAAAATACCTAAATTAATCAAACGATACGGTAATAAAAAAATACTAAAGGATTATTTATTACTTAAACCAGAGAATGATTATCAACCGAACCTAAATGATATACAAGCAACGGTTGTACATTTACCCGATGGCTTTAAAAAACTTAGTGAGTGCACTGGTAGTGAGTATAAATATTCACACGCATATTATTATCTAATAGATAGAGGATTTACTGATGAAATAATTAAAGAATTTAATATAGGTTTTACTACTTATGGTAAATTTAGGAACAGGGTCATAATCCCATCATACGATGAGGTAGGTGATTTAAATTATTTCGTTGGTAGGGCTTGGGACGATTTCAATAAACCAAAATATAATAACCCAGATGCTGAAAAACAAGCGATTATCTTTAATGAGGATAAGATTAATTGGGATTCTACAATATATTTGGTAGAAGGAGCCTTTGACCATATAGTAATTCCAAACTCAATACCTATACTGGGTAAAAATTTAAGTGTTAGAGTTAAACAAATGATATTAACCAAGTCCAGAGCGGATATTGTAATATTATTAGATGAGGATGCCTACGATGATGCTATTAGAATTTATAAAGAACTTAATGTTGGTGATTTATATAATAAGATTAAGTTATGTACTCCACCGTATAAAGAAGACCCAGCTTCTATTTTTAAAAATGAAGGTAGGTCTGGTATTATAAAATTATTAAAAACTTCTAAAAGGGTTCCAGAAATTGAGTTATATTAAAAATCGTCATCGTAACCAAAATCAAAATCATCATCAGGTAAGCCGATTAAATCTTCTTCACTATCACTACTTAAGAAAGGTGTTTTACTTATAATTTTAGCCCCTAAACCTCTATTTTTTAAAGTTATTTCTTTTTCATTCGGAAATTCCATTCTATTTCTTATTGTGGCATCTACATCTATTAAGTTCTTGGGTGATTTAACTATAAGTAGAACAGGTTCACCACCACCAACATGACTTTTCTGACTGTGACTAGATGATAAATCTTTATCACTTAAAACATAGTGTGAACCTATATGTTTTGTATCAATACTTTCTATACTACTAACAAATACTACTCTATATAAAGTAATAGTTTGAGGTAATTTATTAAGTATATATAAAATATTTTCCAATGCCCTTTTTGCTAAGTTTGGGTTACTAAATGAAGTCTTAAGACCCAATTTTATATATTCATTTCTTAAATCATTTGTGATAGCATCTTCATTTAGAGTATATTCATCCTTTGTAGCATCTGAAACGTGATGATATTCTAAATCTTCCCTTAACCTTTGTTTTATATAATTTTTCATGTATTATATTTTAATATAAATACTTGATATAATAGATAAAAATTAGTATATTTGCCTAAATACGTATAATTATGTTGGATTTTTATTTATTAGATTTGCTAGGTAATGCCGATAATGGAAAATGGTCCGTTATCGAAAATAGGTTGATTAGACTGGATAATCAGGATAAAGAGTTATATTTTTATGAAATCACCAACACACACCACACATCCTTTATACAGGATACCGCAAACTATATTTTAGACTTAACAACGTTTAAGTTAATTGATAATGGTATTAAAGTGCCATTGAATATAATATTCAGATATAAGTTATATGATAAGATTATTACAGTGTTCGATGAATTTAATGATGAAAAAGAGGTAGATAATCGCCCAAATTATTTGTCTTATACTACTACCAAACGTAAACCAAATTGTAATACTAGCTCACCTGTTGATATAGGTCAAAGTTATAAAGAAAGATATAGTGGAAGGTATATTTGGCCCTCACGTAGTACAAATGAGGTGGATAATTCGTTGACAATTAAAAAAGAAATGAATTTTAATAAATCAATCCCACAACATAAGATTAATAGAATATTACAATTAATTAGTAAGAATGAAAAACGAACCAAATACCAACTATAAAGCCGAGTTATTAAAGATAGGTGAGGAAATAAGAAATATAATTACCGAAAAACAAAAAGAACTTGAATTAACGTTTGTTGAAGATACCCACACTTATCATATTAGAACAAAAGAGGGTGACATGACAACTAAATTTCCATCGGTATCAACTGTTATTAAACAATTCTACAATGAGTTTCCAGCACTTGAAAAATCATTCGATATGTGTAATGGTGATATATTTGAACAAGACAAACTGTTAACCGAATGGAGGGGTACAGCGGATTATGCTAATTCTAAGGGGTCTAGGGTACATTATTTATTAGAAATGGACCTACTGGCCCAATATGGTTCTTATAAGGACGTTAGAAAGCCCATATTCGATTGTAATGAAGACCAGATTAACGATGGCAATGCCATGATTGATGCTGGCCATAATTTTATAAGATTGATGCATAGGCGAGGTGCGGTTTTATTGGATACGGAAATGGTGTTGGGTAGTAACGAATTAAAGTATACTGGGCAACCAGATAAGGTATGGATAATGTTCGATGGTGAGGGTAATTTGGGTTTCATAGTCACCGACTGGAAATCGAATAAGCCTAAAAATTTCGAGGTACATTCATATACGGAAGCTATGTTACCTCCGTTTGAAGATGAAATGGATACGTCCTTAGGGCACTATAAAATACAATTACCATTATATGCTAGATTAATATTGGATATGTTAAAAGGTACAAAATATGAGGATATTAAATTATTTGGTTGTATTATTGTTCATTTATCGGCTGAGGGAGTTTATAAAGAATTTAGAGTATCTAGGGATTTTATAAATATAGTGTTAACAATGCCACCATTACCTAGAATTAAAGAGGTGATGAAAAAGAAAAAAACTGATTTAATAGCCGAAGAAGATAGGGTTAAATTACTAAAAAGTAGATTATAATGGTAAAAAAAATAATACATATGGCCGACATTCACATCAGAACATACAAAATGCATTCTGAATATGGTGAAGCCTTTAAGACAACATTAAAGGAGATTAGGAAATTAGTCGAAGGTTATGAAAGAGATGAAATTAGAATAGTTATCGCTGGTGATTATGTTCACCAAAAAATAACCATATCTAATGAATTATTAATGCTAGGGACCTGGTTCCTTAGAAAGTTAGATAAAATAGCACCAGTTGTTATAATTGCTGGCAATCATGATTTGTTAGAAAATAACAAGGATAGGTTAGATAGTATCACACCTATGGTTAAGTTGTTACCTGATTGTAAAATACAATATTATAGAGATACTGGGTGTTTTGAAGACGGAAACATAGTTTGGTGTGTTTATTCTATTTTTGAGGAAAATAGTAGACCAGATATTGAATCCGCTAGACTTGAATTCGGTGATGATAAAACATATATCGGATTATATCATGCACCATTAGCTGGCGCAACTACGGATATAGGTTATAAATTCGATGAAGCGCAATCATTGGAACATTTTGATGGTTGTGATATGGTTTTATTAGGGGATATTCATAAAAGAAGTTGTTTTTATAATATTGAAAAAAAAGAAATTTATGAATCAGAATTAGAAAGGTATGAAAAAATGGGTTGGGTTATGGATGAATAACATCTTTTCACGTTTGTTGTTATATTTATTATTAAATAATAATACAACAAAATTTTAGATATGTATAAAAAATGTGAAAAATGTGGTAACGAATATAACGCTAAACGAAAGGCACAAAAATATTGTACCAGAAAATGCCAATATAATAGTTATAAAAAAGATAAAATAGAGAGAGTTAAAACCGTATGTTTATTTTGTAAGGTTGAATTTAACACATTACCGAATAAACTTAAAACTGGTAAATCTAAATATTGTTCAAGAAAATGTAAGGATGAACATCAAAAAGAAGTTTACTTAAAAGAAGGTAATCCAGTTTATAATAATAAACATACTGATGAATGGAAGGTATGGAATTCGAATAGAATGAAGGGGTTATGGATTAATGAAAATCATAGAGATAATGTTAAATTAGGTCAAGAGCGATTTTTTGAAGAAAATGGATTTTGGTGTGGTTCTGATGAAAAATCGTTAGAGAAACGAGAAAATACTTTATTACGAAAATATGGTGTTAAAAATATATCAGAAATAGATATGTATAGAACTAAAGCTGATAATACTTGTATAAAAAAATATGGTAAAACTGCGTTTGAGTTATTATTAATGGCTAATAAAAACAATAAAGGGACTAGCATTGAAATTAAAATTGGTAAGTTATTAATGGAACAAAACATTAAATTTGAGACACAATTTGAAATTAGTTATAATAAAATAAATTTTAGGTCTTATGATTTCTACTTAAATGAATTTAATTTATTAATTGAAGCCGATGGCGATTATTGGCATAGCAACCCAAATAAATATGATGATAAAATATTAACAGAGGTTCAGAAAATAAATAAAAAAAATGATGAATTTAAAAATAAATTAGCTTATAAAAATGACTATAATTTGATTAGATTTTGCGAAACCGATATTAGAAAGAAAAATTTTAAATTCAAATTATTTAACGAAATTAAAAAATATGGAAAAAAAGATTAAAATTAAAAAAATAGTCCCAATGTGTTTTAGCAGTAGCCTAATACAACAAAACTTTGGTGAGACTGTTAATAAACATGGGTTTTTATTCTGGGATGTTGAATCTAGGACATATACCGAGTGTGACATAGAGACCGATTTTGGGTTCTACCAATTTAAGATAAACTCGCTGGATGATTTAGATAATAATGTTGAAGTTTTAACAAATATATAAGATGGAATTACACGAATTAATAACATTTTTATTATCTTTGCCAGATGAATTTAAAAAATATAAAATAGTAAATGGTGAGTTTGGTAAAATCGATGAAGATTATTTCTATAGGGTTGATAAACCTATATTAAGTATTGAAATTGATGAAAATACAAAAGAAATAGTGTTTTTAGATAAAACCAATGAAAAAATTAATAAAGATGGAGATACCTAAGGACTTAAAAGATGAAATTTGGGAATATTGTAAAGTAAACGATATTCCGAATATTAGTGAATTTAATCTTAAAATAATTAAACAGGGGTTTACTGCTGAAAAATACGGTAGCACACCATTTAAAACTAAAGAGGTTATTGTTGAAAAAGAAGTTATTGTCGAAAAAGAAGTTTATGTTGAAAAAGAAGTTTATGTTACCGATGATGAAGCCAACACCAAATTAAATAGTCAAATAGTTGAATTACAGTTAAAGTTTGACAATCAAACCATTGATTTAGTCGAAATCACTAAAGAGCGAAATGTGTTAAAAACTAACGTTGAAGCACTTGAAAAAGAATTAAAGTTATTAAAGGATAAAAATAAAGATATTTATGGTGAATAATAATAGTATAGTCGTACCAGCAAATGGTAAGATAAAGGTATATTGGAATGATAAACCTGAACATTATTCTAGAGAAGCTAGAAATAAGGTTAGGAAATTCTTCTCAACGAAATATGGTATTCCATCGCAAAATGTAAATGTGATATATCAACCCGTTAAAGTTAATAGGGATGGTGAGACTATACAAATAGAAGGTGGTAGTATAGACAATATAATGACCATTAAATATCAAAGGGAATTATTTAAAGAATGGTTAAGTAGAGAAAATAAAGATGTTGATTTTAATAGATTAATTGATTTAGATAATAAAGTTAATGCTGAATTAAATATTGAATTAGAGGATAAATTACACAGAAAATATAAAATCAAATGGATGATGTTAAACAACTTCCTATCCTTTGGTGAAAATAATTTCTTTCCCGTTGACAGGTACCAGGGTTTAACCGTTGTTAACTCAGACCCAGCAAACCAAGGCGGAAAATGTATTAGGTACAACACTAAAATTAAAATTAAGTATAATCTCGATGAAATAGAGAAAAAACTGGGTTTTATACCCGAAGAATTAAAATAATTATTTAAACCTCTTTACTTCCCTGATTAAACGGTTATATTTATATATAAATAATTTAATTATGGGAAAAGTATATAAATTTTCAAAAGTGGAGTTAAATGATATTGTTAAAATGTATGTTAATGAATTTCAATCAACAAATAATATCGCTAAAAAATATAATGTTGATACTGGTGTTATAATAAAAAGATTAAGGGATAATAAAATTAAAATTCCTAAGCGCTCTGCATATTCCAAAAAATATTGGTTAGAAAGGGGAATGGATGAAGATTTAATTGACCCTCATATAAAAACACTTAGACCCGTTAATCCCGAATACTGGTTTAAGTTAGGTTATTCAGAAAGTGAGGCTATTTTACAAATAGAAGGTCAAAAATTGGTTTCAGAAAGGGGCTGTATAGCTAGGTATGGAGAAATTGAGGGGAAGCGTATTTGGAGTGGAAGGGAAATAAAAAGGAGTGAAAATAGTAAAAAGGGTAGTGCTAATTTACAATATTGGTTAAATAAAGGTTATTCTGAGGATGAAGCTAAAATAAAGCGTAGTGAAAGACAATCTACATTCTCAAAAGAAATTTGTGTTAAAAAATATGGTGAGGTTGAAGGTTTAAAAATTTTCACCGAAAGACAGAATAAGTGGTCTAAATCTTTAACCAATAATGGAAATCTTAAAATAGGGTATTCTAAGATATCACAAGATTTGTTTTATAAATTATTAAAACAATATAAAATAGAAGATAGGGATAAAATTAATTTTGCCACACATAATAAAGAGTTTAAATTAAATAAATCTGAATCAGAAGGTGGGATTTGGATGTATGATTTTACTGATATCAAAAATAAAAAGATAATCGAATATAATGGTGACCAATATCATGGAAACCCTAAAAAATATTTAGCAGAAGATTATCCACACCCTTTTAGAAAAACAATCACCGCACAAGAAATGTGGGATAAAGATAAACGTAAGTTAGATATTGCCAATAAAGAAGGTTTTGATGTGTTAGTTATTTGGGATTCAGAATATCGTTGGGGGAATAAAGAAAAAGTAATAGATAAATGTAAAAAATTTTTAAAATATGGTTAAAGAAATTGAGATAGGTAAATTAAATGAAATTTACAAAAAATATGGTGATTTAGGTTTTGAGGTGGACACACCATATGGCTTTCATGATATTACATGGTGTGGTATAACCGAAGAAAATGCCGAGGTATATAGATGTGAACTAGAAAATGGTTTGTATGTTGAAGGTGCTGATTATCATAGATTAAAAAAAGAAGATGGGGAATTTGAAGTTTTAAAGAATATTGAAATCGGAACACCTATTCAAGTTAGGAATGGTATTTCAAATGTTAAGTCAATTAAATTATTAAATGAGCGAGACACTTTATATGATATTCAAGTAGATAAAGTTCATCAGTATTATTCAAATGATATAGTATCACATAACACGACCTTAACAATTGATGCAATTAAATTCTTATTTTTTGGTACAACAACCAAAACCGATAAGAATGAACAGGTATTCAATCAATTTAGTGAAAACAATGACCTTATTCTTAGGGCCATGATTCAAATTGAAGGTGATGACGAGATAATTATAGAGCGTTTTTTAAAGAGGAAGGCTAAACGTAAGGGTGGTTGGACCATAGAGAATAAATTAAACTACTACATAATCTTACCAGATGGTGAAGAAGAGTTAATGAACGATGAAGATGCCACTAAAACGACAAATTTAATAAAAGAAACCGTTGGTACCGAAAGTGATTTTGATTTAGTGGTCCTAGCCACATCTAGAAATCTTGACACCCTTGTTGATTCTACATCTGGAGAAAGTGGTAAACTATTAACTAGATTTATAGGTCTAGAGGTGATATCGTTGAAAGAAACCGCTGCCCGTAAGATGTATTCAACATTTTCAAAAACTATGAAGTCAAACATTTATGATGTTGAAACTTTAGACGAAGAAATTAGTGAGCATCAAGGTAAAATAGACGAGTTAAATAGTCAAAGAAAAATTTTAGATATTGAGCTAACTGACCAAAAGGAAATTCAAGTTAAATTAAACGAAGAAAAAATTACCCTTATAAGTTCAAAGGAAAAAATAGATGCAAAAATATTAACACTAAACCCATCTAAATTGAATCAAGAGATTAGCACCATAACTCAAACGGGTGTTGGGTATAAAAATGAGATAGCTGAGTTAAAGGTCAAAATAAAAAAAATCGGTGATATAAATTTTGATGAGGATAGAGATTTTGAACTAAGCAAAGAAAAAACATCCGTAAGTAGTGATATAGCTGTTAAAGAAGCTGAAATAATTAGATTAGACAAAGTAATCGATGATTTAATAGCTGGTGGTATATGTCAGGCTTGTAACAGAGCCTTAGAGGACGTTGATAACACCGAACACATAAACACTCATAAATTACAAATAGGTGCATTAGGTGAAGCCTTAATGTCGTTAAGGGTTAAATTATCATCTATCAATATTGAAATTGAGAAATTAAGTGTTGCAAAGGTTAAAATTAATGAAAAAAATAAATTAGAATTAAGAAAGGATAGGGTAGAAGTTGAAATTGGGTCATTAAGAAATTCACTTAAGACTAAAAATGACGACTTGAATAAGTACAATGAAAATGTAAGTGGTATTGATAAAAATGCTAAACTTGATAGTGAAATAAGTATAGTAGACACTAAACTTATTGTTTGTGAACGTGAAAAAGAAAGCATCAATAATAAAATACAGTCAAATGGTATCCTAAAGGAAAGTAACAATAAGGATATTACCTTAAAAACGGATTTAATAAAAACCATAAATAAAGAGTTGGAGGTTGATAAAGTCTTTAGGGTGTATATTGATATGGTCGGTAAAAAGGGTATTAGTAAATTAGTACTTAGGTCGGTACTACCTATAATAAATAGTGAGATACAAAGACTACTTGACGATATCACCGATTTTGATGTTGAAGTTTTTGTTGACGATAAGAATGAAGTTAGATATTTATTAATAAAGGATGGGGTTGAGAAACCATTAAAATCTGGTAGTGGCTTTGAATTGACTGCCGCAAGTATTGCGTTAAGATGTGTACTGGGTAAAATGTCAAATCTACCAAAACCTAACTTCATTGCATTTGATGAGGTCCTAGGTAGGGTTGCACCAGAGAATATTTCAGCCATGAGACCATTATTCGAAAGAATAACCGATATGTTCGATATAGTCTTCTTTATAACTCAGAATGATTTAGTTAAGGATTGGGCGAATCAAATTGTGACGGTAATAAAGGATAATAATATCTCTAAAATAAAAACTTTATAATAAAATATTAGTTTAAACATTAGAATATTCCTATCTTTGTAGTATAATAATTAGAAAAATAAAAATATATGAATTTTAAAAACTATTGCGTAATAATCATGGGTGAAACCAAGGGGTGTAAAATCGAGATTGTAAAGATTGCCGAGGATACACCAAGATTTTTAGAAGCTAAGGGTGTGACTATTGCCACATTTTTAAGCGTTGCGGAGCCTGGTGAAATAACCGAATACTTTAAAACGTTTAATAGAAATTTCATGGTGTTCGATTTAAATAAAAATTCTTCTGGATTTAATTTAACTAATAAGCAGATACAGGAATTATTGTTCGGACACTTGGATAATGAAGATAATGGAAGTATTGAGTTTAAAAATAAGACCAATGACTTAATCGATGATATTAATCGACAAAGTAGGGCCAATGCTACCAATAGGATTAATAAACCCAAAAAAACTAAGATAAATCTAGAGAGTAGAATTGTTAAACCTAAGACACGTTATATAATATCCGAGGATATGACAAAATCGGAAATCACTGAAATTATTAATCAAATACTCGATAAGGGTACTGATAATTTAACCAAATATGATAGAGAAACATTAGCAAAGTTATCAGAGCTTTCTGCACAGACAAAATAACCTAAAATAGGTTAAAACATAAATTAAACGTTAAAAAACACCTTTTAAACGGTTTTTTTTAAAAATAACCCCTAAATTTAGTTTACTTTTGGGATATATTACGTATGTTATATATCCCATAAGAAATAAATTATTTAGGGGCTTTATTGGTTATTTATGAGTAAAAAATATATTAATTTTAATGACGATGAAAGTATTTCAAAATACTTTAAAGACGTAAAGAAAACAAAATTACTAACTCCAGAAGAAGAAGTTGAGTTAGCGATACAAATAAAAAATGGTAGTCAAGTGGCAATTGACAAGTTGGTGAGTGCTAACTTAAAATTTGTTGTATCCGTTGCAAAAGAATACCAAGGACAAGGGTTACAATTAAGTGATTTAATTAGTGAAGGTAATCTTGGTATGGTGAAAGCGGCAAAACGCTATGACCATACTAGAGGGTTTCGTTTTATATCTTATGCTGTTTGGTGGATTAGACAATCCATAATGCAAAGTTTAAACGATAACTCCAGAACCATTAGATATCCATCTAATGTTATAAACAAAATATCATTAACAAAGAAAAAATTTGAGAAATTTGAGATTGACAATTGCAGACAGGCCGATTTCACCGATTTTTATGATGACTCATTGGTTGATTTTAAATCCCTGGCCAAATGCTCATCATTTAATGAGATAATCAACGATTCTGGTAGTGAGATATCTGAATTGTTGATTGACAATGATTATGATTATGACGATATATTCAATGAGGGTGATGGTATCATAAAAAACGAACTAGTTAATATGTTAAGTGAACTTTCCGACAGAGAGAGGGAAATAATTAATTGTTATTTTGGTATCGATAAGGATTATGATAGTATGACATTAGAAGTTATAGGTGAAAAATATAATCTAACCAAGGAAAGAATACGCCAGATAAAGGAGAAGGCTCTAAGAAAACTTAGACATAATGCCGATAATTTATTCGATATAATAAATAAGTAATATTTATTACTAAATTTAGAACATGAAAAAAGTATTATTATATTTAGTTTTATTTATGGCTGTTAGTATGGCATCCATAGTTGCGGTTGTTTCCGTTAGTGGATTATTAAAAGTTTTTACTGGTGCTGGTATGTTGGGGCTACTATTCTTCATTGCGATTGAGATTGCGAAGATAGTAGCCACTTCTGCGATACATACCTATTATAAAAAAATAGGTTTGTTGTATTCCTTGTTATTATCTATTGGTGTCGTAATATCCATGATAATAACCTCCGTTGGTATTTATGGGTTCTTAAGCACCTCATACCAAGAATCATATGCATCAATGATTGGTATAGACAACCAAATTGAGTTAATAGAGGGTAGTAAAACCCTCCTTATTGAATCTAAGGAAAATATCAATAAAGATATTGAACTTAAAAGAGGTAGGATAACAAAAATATTGGAGGTTAGAGCGCAACAAGAAGATAGATTGGTTGCGTTATATGATAAAAATTGGGTTACCACAGCAAGAGGTACTGAAAAAATAATATCGGAGGCTAACGAAGATATAAAAACTATTGAAGATGATATAAATGAATTAATTAATAATTTAAACGTAATTAATGATAGTTTAAATTCTAAATCATTGTCGGTAATCGAATTAAATCAAGATAATAAGGGAGCCGCAGAACTTAATTCATTAAAATACCTATCGAGTGTAACTGGTAAATCAATGGATGAGGTTATGAAATGGTTTATATTGTTATTAATAATAATAGGTGACCCTATGGCCGTATTATTGATTATAGTTTTTAATAAAATAGTTAATAAAAAAGATGAGGGTGAACAAGTTGACCCTCAAGTAGAGAAGCCTGTTGGGGTCGAATATAACCCCATTACGGTAAGTGAGGGAGTAACTGAGGGAGTAACTGAGGGAGTAACTGAGGGAGTAACTGAGGGAGCAACTGAGGCTGTAAATGATGCGGTAAATGATGCGGTAAATGATGCGGTAAATGATATAATATCCGAAGATGATTCCGAAGTTGAAATAGAAGATGATTTTACGGAAGAAACTACAGCAACCCCAACAGAGTTAGCTAATAACAATAGAATAACCAGGAATGACATAAAAGAAATAAGGGAAAGAGGGTTTTCCGTAGATATTCCAGATAGAAATAACAATAAGATAGATAGAATCGGTGCCAATAAAGAAATAAGAGACGGTAACGGTGATATTATCTATTACAAAAGAACTGGTGGTAATCCAAATGATAATAAATAAGTCAGATTATAGATTAAGTGAATTAAATTTTGTAAAAAAAGAAACTAAAAAAAATAGAATAATTATAGGTAATTCATTCTCGACCAAAATGAATCATTTCATAGGTTGGACGACTAGGTGGTTTGGTAGTTACAATAAATGTGCGAATTATACCGTTACGTTAAGTGGGGAAATTATAGAACACTTCCCACCTAAATATTATTCACAGTTTCTAAATAATTTAGAATTAAATAAAAAAAGTATATCGATAGTTTTAGAAAATGAGGGTTGGTTAGTGGATAACCCACTGAATAGTGGGCAATATGTTAACTATATTGGTGAAGTTTATGGTAGGGACGATAATGTGGTAGATAAAAAATGGAGGAATAAAAGATTTTGGGCACCGTACAGTATACCACAACTTGATTCAGCAACACTATTGGTTAGAAAATTATGTACGGACTTTAATATACCAATAAATGTAATACCACATAATATAAGTTTCGATGAGCCCGATAGGTTTAGTGGGGTGTTATATAAGAGTAATTTTAAAAAATATTACTCAGATGTAAGTCCAGCTTGGGATTTTATAAAATTTAAAGATAAAGTCGAAAATGATAAATAAAATATTATGTTTTTACTTTACGTAATATTTATTAATAAATTCAAATACAATGAGTAAAGAACATGAAGTAACCAAAACAATGCTAAATATCATAAGAGATAATGAAGCCAAGCGTAGAACATCCATTAACGAAAATGATAATGATATAATCGATTTAACTGGTGAAGAATTAAAGGGTGAAGAAAAGAAGTTCATGGAGATAGTATATTCTGGGGTTAAATTCGGACCATATAAAATATACCCGAACAGTAGTAATGTTGTTTTCAGTGGAGAAATGGATAATGGTATCGAGTGGCAATTTTCAAAAGTTGATGGGGTTTATATTAACCTTCCAAACATTGAATTGACCGATGAAATTGTTGAGTTAACTAAAAAATTAAAAGCTTATTTCGAAAATTGGGATATCGAATGGGGTAAAAAATTAAATACCGAATATAAATCAAATGATAGATAAGGATAAAAATAAAAATATATTAATACTCGTACTAATTTTATTTTTAGTGGGGTTTATTGTATTTGGTGGTAGAACTATAAAGTTAAAGACAAGTGAATTAAAAGAGCTTAATTTAAAAAATGGTTTATTAGTTAAAAAAAACGATAGTATTATTTCCATCAACATCAACTTAGATAAGGAGATACAATCGATTAATAAAGTTATAAAGGTTAAGGAAGATTCATTAACACTCGTAACAAATAAAATAAAAATCTTAGAAAATGGAAAAAATAAAGTGGGTTCTTTTGTTGGTGGTCTTGATATTAACGGTGTCGATAGGGCACTCACAGAATATCTCGAAACAAGACAGGATTAGTATATTTATAAATTCAGAAGGTGACACCATCACCAGCATGTATTTTAGTGATAGTAAAATTTTATTGGAGGATGTTTTAAAATACAAGTTTGCCGATAGTATGATTGTGGAGTATAAAAAAAGTAGTCTTATTAATAAAGATATTATCTCCAATCAAAAAAGTAAAATAAACCTACTTAAAACCAAAAACAACAATCTAGATAAGGTAAATACCAATCTAAATCTATTGGTTACCAATAAGGAAGAAGAGTTTATTATTTTAAAAACTACAATCGAGGCGCAAAGGAAAGAAATAAAACGTCAAAAGAGACAAAAAGTTTTCGGATTTATAGGTTCTGGTGTACTGATTGTTACTGGTGTACTAATATCTAACTAAATGAAAATATCTTACAAGGGTGATTCGGAGGGGTTAAGAATATATTTTAACGGTATATTACAGTTAAGAATCCCAAGAAATAAAGATGTAATACTTCATAGTTGGTTAAAAACGGACACTAAATTATTTTATATAGAAATAAAATTTCCGAATAATTCAATTATAGTTGAATATGAAGATAAAAATACTTGGGAAGAAGTATTAAGGTTATTAAATAAAAATATATGAGGTTACCAAAAAATATAGAATTAAAGCAACAAAATAGGTGGGTTATTGAATTTAAAAATAACAAAGAAATAAAAGAGTGGTATTTAATTTCAGCTGAAAGACCAAAGTTTAAAAGTTACTTTATTAATTTCTTAGGTTATAAAACATATGATATAGATTTAGTATTTAGAGAATCCGTTGATATTAAATTATCAAAAATACTATTAGACTTATTTAAGTATAATACCAAAATCGATTTTGATATCATAATGTTAGACGGTTATGGTGAACCATTAGAAAAATGGGTTATAGAGAAAAGTGTGATTACTCAGATAGATTTTGGCTCAGTAAATTATTTTAATGATGATGCAACTGAAATAACAGCCACCTTTAGACCTAAGAGAATCAAAATAGAGTAAATAAAGATATTATAAAGACCCTTAACGGGCCTTTTTTGTTTTATCTAATATTTATTAATAAACTTAATTATGAAAGATTTGATTAGACATAGATTAAATGAGAACGTCACTAAATCAGAGGTTAAAACCCAGATTGAGAAGTATGTCGATTCAAATGATTTCAAAAGTAAAATTGAATTGATAGTTAAGGATAGAATTAAGTCTGAGAAGATGTTAGAGGATAAAATTGTCGAGATTACAAAGAATGTTCTAACGCAATTATATAAGACATTGTGGACTAAGCGTGGCTTCTGGTCTTCCACATTATCAAACAAAAGCACATAATATGAAAAAAATTAGAATTAGTGAGAGACAAGCCAATATTCTTAAAAATATGGGTGAAGATGTCCCTAAGAATAAATCACTTAAAATTACCGAGGCACAATACAATAAGATTCTAGAAATGGAATCTATGGATTTAAAAACCGAGGATACGATAGCTGGTGTTAAAATGCCAGCAAACAAAGTTCCAAGTAAGGCCGTAAATAATGCTTTTGAAAGTGGTTTGGATAAAGGCGTTAAAAAAGATATAGGTAAACTATACGAAGAGTTCATTAATGAGCTTTATGGGGTAAATGAGGGTGGTGCTAGTAATACATATGAATCATTAATTAAATTAATGGAAGTTGCTGGCCTAATTGAAAACAATAAAATTAAAAAAGAGAAGTTCAATAACGATAAGACCAGAGTAAAAGAAGTTATTAGTCATGGACTTAATGAAATGATGAACGGTGGTTCACATTATAAGGTTATGGAAACAATCGAAAACAAATTAAACGAATATGGGGGTTATCCAGCTGGTGCTGAGAATGATTCAAGCGCACCATGGAACCAACCAGACATGGAACCAGAAACTGACGAAGAATATTTAAAACCTTCGGAATACCCATTTGAAATGCTTCATTATAATGAAGAAAATGATGGATTTGCTTTATTTAAAAAAGATGGTAACTTATTCGTTCATATTGCCATGGAGCATGATGGTGAAATACTAAATGATTTCTGTTCGGATGTTAATGGTATAGATGCCGAATGTATTAACAATTATATTAATTACGTAGCAACACAAGGTGACCTACAAATCGGATTAAACCCATTCAAGGACATATTAGCAATAGTTAGACCAGAAAATAAAGATGAGATATTAAAATACTATGGTGACGATAAAAAATTGGTATCTATTTTAAACGGTGTAGATGAAGTAACTACTGCCGCATCTTCTGGTAGTTTTGAAGCTCCTTTGACTATGGGTAGTAAATTTAGGTCAAATGTTCCAGAAGAATTAGATGAGGTAACCACTACAACTTCAGTTGGTGGTGATAGTGGTACGTTCGCTTATGATGCGCCAGCTGGTAATAACAGTGATTTTTGGACTAAGGGTAATAAACTGAATAAGAAAATGAATGAGAATATGGTAGGTCAATCCGAAGATAGAAATAAGTACACAATTCTTATGGATATGTATAAGAAGGCCAATCCAAATAATAAGTTAGTTCTAAAACCAAAATTAATGGCTGCTGCTAAAAAATTAGGGATATCTTTAGACCTTAGTGAAGATGCACAGAAAGATACACAATACCCAGGTGGTGGTTTTGTAGACTTTGATGACTGCGTTAAATTAAATAATAATAAAGTTGCTCAGAACGGTGGTTGCAATCAAGGTGATTCAGGCGTTGTTAAAGTTAAGGGTAGTTCTAATTCCGTGGTGGCTAAAGAAAATGTTTACGAAGCTATTGCCAAAAGAACTGGTAAGACAGTTGATGAGGTTAAAACTATAATAAGTAAAAGTAAGTAACTTTTAGTAAAAATATAATATTTATATAAAAACATTAATAATAATGGATAAGAACATGATTAAAAAATATCTTAAAACTACTTTTTTAGCTGAGGAAAAAAAACATATTGGTTTAACTAGCACTGAAAAAGTACAAGCGGATAGTAAAAAGTTCAACAAAGAGTATCAATCTGAGGTCGGTAAGAAAATGACGGCTTATGATAAAGCCAGCAAAAGCGATGAGAAGAAAAACTCAGAATCCGTAAAGAAATACGAAAACGATTCGGAACAAGAGGAATATCATGATGACTATGAAATTCTAAATGGTCAAGAAATGATTAAATATGATAATGACCCTGGTGAAGTATTCAAGGAAAGGGCTATAAAATCTATTGAGGGTCATTCCAGTATGGGTAATGGCCCAGGTGCAAACGCTGAAGCTACATGGGGGGCATCTAGCGATACTTTTGGTAAGGACCTAATAAAAAGGGTTAAATCAAGGGTCGATAAAGAATCCGATGCTATGCAATATGATGGTATGGGTGATGTCGCAATCCCAAGAGGTAAAAATAAAAATAACAAACCAGTTGCCGTTTCTGAAAACGCACAAAAGAAAACTATTAAGGAAGGTCTTTCTGAGAAAGGTCAATTAGTATTAGCTAAGTGGGTTGAACAATTAGGGGCAGATGAAGCTGCGGTTAAATTAATAGATAAAGTTAGTAATACTGGTATGGTTTCACACCTACCAGATTCAATGGCTTACGGTAACGGTGTTAACCTAGTTTCAAAATATTTAACAAGTGGTAAATATGATGCCGCATATAAATCAGCAAAAACAACCGCTAACAAAGTCGAAAAAGCTGCTGGTGGTGGTATGTTTGAAAATAAAATTAATGAAAATAAAACAGATAAAATGAAAAGACTTAAATTTAAAAAAGCGTTCAACGGAGTTGGTAATGCATTACAGTTAATACCAGAAGGTTACAAAGTGGATAAGAAAGAATTTCAAATGACCGATGGTAATGAAAATTACGAAATAAGGTGGGAGGGAACAGTTAACGAAGGTAGGGCTGTAATTCTTAAAGCTGGTGATAAAACGATGATTAGTGAGAACATGGCACACATGAAACACCTAATGGGTTATAAATCACAAGATACCCTTGGGACTGTAAAAGGTTCTGCTAGGTTAGATGAAAATGCAAAATTTGCTGACGTATTTAATAAAACTAAAGCTCTTATAGAAAATATGGCATCTAAGGATGTTATTAATGAAAATGCTACTGGTGTTGCTGGAATGGGATTTGTTGCTGACAAACCTAATCCAAGTGAAGTTAAACCAGGTACTGAAAGCGGTCACGCTAACGCAGAAGGGCCAATGGTAATGGCAGAAGAAGATGAAGACTGTGATACAGAAGAAAAAGATAGGTTTGACGAGATATTTGAAGGTCTTGATGATGAAGATGATGTAAATGAAGGATTATCAGACGAACAAAGTAAAAAAATGGATACCGATAAAGATGGTGACATTGACGGTGAAGATTTAAAAAATCTAAGAAAGGGTGGTGTTGACGAAAATGACAACCAATTGCCATCACCTCCAGATGAAATTCATTTTGATAAAAATGACCCAAATAGTAAACCAAAAGACGTTTACAATAAAAAATAAAGAAAATTCCCTAACTGGGGATTTTTTTTTGTTATATAGATATTTATAATAAAAAGGTTATGTTATTAAGAATAGGTAGTAAAGGACCAAATGTAATACTTGTACAGGATTTTCTAGGTCTTAAACAAGATGGTGATTTTGGGCCAAATACTGATAGGGCTGTTAAAAAATGGCAAAGGAGTATGAATTTAAAGGCCGATGGTATTGTTGGTCCAAAGACTTGGAATATGATGGCGATTGCGACAACCGATGCCCGTGAATCAATTAATGTTTCAAATGTACAAATAGAAAAATATTATCTACCCGTTGGTGAATATGTAAAAGGACCCACTAAAAAGGAATATTTATTCATACATCACACCGCTGGTTGGGAGAACCCATATAATCAAGTAAATCAATGGGGTTCAGATAGAAGGGGAACAATAGCCACTGAATTTGTAATTGGTGGGCAATCAGTTAAATCCGATGCTACCAATAAACATGATGGTACAATATTACAGGCTTTTCCAGAGGGTGGTTATGGTTGGCATTTGGGTAGAAATGGGTCCCAATATATGCACACACATTCAGTTGGGTTAGAAGTTTGTAATTTTGGGTTTTTAATCGATAAAAAAACATATGTGGGCACAGATGTTGCAGATAATCAAATCACAACATTGAAGCAAGCATTTAGGGGTCATAAGGATTGGCATAAATATTCTGATAACCAAATAAAATCCTTAGGTAAATTAATAAAGTATGTTGGTGATAGAGATAATATCGATATTAGATGTGGTTTAATTTCCGAAATAAAGAAAAACGGTGTAAAGGGTTTTGAATATAATGAAAACGCTTTTTTCGGTAGGGTGAAGGGACTATGGAGCCACACAAACACCCGTAAAGATAAAACGGATATGTATCCTTGCCCTAGATTAATCGACATGCTACTGAGTTTATAAAAAAATAAAATATTATGTTAGACACTAATTTCAATAATTTACCAGTGAATGAAAATAGTTTGGCCATTGTATATAGTGCTAACGATATTGATTACGACTTAGTATCACTATTTAATGATTTTTCACAATCGTTACTTATGTTAGTATTTGAAACTTACCTTGGGGATGACATAACATCAAGTGAGGATAAACTGAATCACTTCAACTGGTGTTGGTTACAAAATATTGAAAATTTTAAAAAGGAAGGTATTGTATTCAGTGAAAATACCACACTGCATGATTATTTTTTAGAATTTTTAATTAACTTTTTCTATTTAATCGATAAGGAAAATGATTTAGAGGAAATTATAATGGCAATTAGGCTTATATGGACATCTATTTTTTCTTACGATAAAGTAAAAACCAACTTAGAAGTTGACAACTTCCTTAAAATCTACAAACTAATGGAAGAATCCTTAAAAAGTGTTTAATAAATACATTTATGGTTGACTTTGTGGTTTATATTATTATATTTGTTTAATAATAATAATAATGAGAAACCCTTTTACTGATAAAGAAAGAAAAATAATGGACCTACTTGTTGAGGCGCATAATGAATTCACGCTATTAGATAAAACACATACCTCAGAAATATCTGAGTGGTTAATTAATTTTCATAATTTACAACGTATATTAAGTAGTAGGGTATTACGTAGGGATTACCCTGAAACATTTACATCAATATAATTAAAAAATGAGAACAATAGGAATAGTTTTAAACGATTTGATTAATTCAAAATTAAAAGAAGAAGAATCTTTAGAAAGATTAATCAACAGCACTGATAGTAATTTTACCGAAACTGTTAATAAAATTAAAATAACATTACGTGAAATATCTATATTGAACGAAATGATTACTACATGGCGAAGTTATAGTACTACACCTGAGAGTGATAATAATATTGGTCCTAATATGGACCCAAAAAATAATAATTAAAAATATGGAAAATTATAATAAATTAAAAGTTTTAGTCGAATCTATCGGTGATGATATAATTAAATTCGATGAAAAAGGGAATAGTACGGCTGGTACTAGAGTAAGGGTTGCAATGCAAGCCATAAAGAAATTGGCCCAAGAAATTAGGGTAGAGATTTCAGAAAAGAAAAAAGGATAAGGTATGTTAGTCGATATAATTAATAAAATATTACTTATCATATTATTTATGTGTATGTTGAACGTATTTAGACACGCCTATTACTTTATACAAGCTTGGTTTAAATCAAATACTGAAAACTCACAAAAATATAGATTAACGAATAAATCACTATGGATTCTATCATTATCGATAGCTTATTTATTGAGTTCGATATTTAATGGTCTATTTTTAAATTAAAAAAGTTTTATGTCAAAAATACAAGAAAAATTAGATTCACTACAACCCTATGTAAACGGTGTTAGGTATATACAAGGTATGCAAATAGTAGATGCGGTATTCAAGGAAAATTGGACCGTACCTAATTCTGAGATTATTGGAAAGGAATTAGTTGATAAGGAACAGAATTATTATATGTTCTTTAGTGATAAAGAAGGTATGACGTTCGATGACTTACTTGATTACGTTGAAAATATAATCAAGATTAATATTGAAAGGGAGAAAAAACACGAATTATTAAAAGAAAAGGTTAAGGAATTACAAGCGATGTTTAAAACAACATCTTTAACCAAGTTAAATAGATTGGTATTTTCTTTTTCCGATGAAGATATCTCACCATCATTAATGGAAATAGATTTTGATGACGATTTCAATAATGCGGTCGATATTAAACCAGAACCAAAATCGGTAAGCGTAAGGGAACAAGTCGATAATGTAGTACAAACCAATAACTCTACAACAATAGTTACATCAAGTGGTCAAAGTATCGAATTACCACCAAAAGCCGAAGTGGTCGATGAACAATATGAAGAATATGACGATTTACCTATAGCTAAAAAAGATAGGAATTGTGAATGTGCTGAACACGAGGCATGCTCAATATGTTTAGGATAAAAAAAAGCCCCGTTTAGGGGCTTTTTATACTTCTATTCTTTCCTGTATCGTATGTACTAACCAAACACTACCCGAAGCTAAACACGCATCAAAAAATAGGGCCAGATACTCACCATCGATAACGAAATCAAATAAGAGTAAGTTCTGGGTCATTTCACTTTCCATTGTTGGTGAATATAAAACGTATGATAGGATTACACCCCACCAAAACGATAAACACATAAAACAACCAAATAATTTACCAATAAAATGTTCCTTTTCTCTATTAACTCCCATAATTTTTCTAAAACCACTAAATATCGAACCATAAATCATAATGTTCGTTGCACCGTAAGCTGTTAGAATAAAAATAAATAATTCAACCATAATCTTTAATTTTACTCAAATATACATATATTAACCGAATAAATCAATATTTATTAATATGAAAGATATTATTAAAAACAAAGTTAGGACCTATTTAACCGAAAATGGTAAACAAAAAAATAATTTAGTCGGTGGGGTACTGATTAAGTGTAGTAAGACAAATAAACTATTGTTACTATTGAGAAACGATGGTAATAAGGAAGAAAAATGGTCTTTTGTGACTGGTGGTATAGATTCTGGAGAAAGTGTCTTAGATGGTCTTAAAAGAGAGGTGAGTGAGGAAATAGGCGTTGACCCAGACATAATTAAATATAAGTTCATAGATACCTTCGATATTGATAATAATAAGGTTCTACACTACTATGAGGGATTGGTAGATGAAGAGTTCGAGGCTAAAATAAATTTTGAACATCACGAATATGGGTGGTTCGGGGTTGATGATTTACCGTCACCACTATTCAAGGGAACTAAAGAAAAAATAAATAACCATGGATAAAAATCGTATAATATCGCTTGAGGAAGTTTTGACTAAATTCAAAACACATAATGATGAATTCATAAGTGAAATCAACCGTGAGGAAGATGTGGAAAATTTGGGTTCTATAAATTCTATACAACAAAACATCAGTAATGATATTAAAAGTATAAAATATAGCACAGATTTAAAAAAGAGTAGTTTTATAAACGAACTTAAATCTGGCCTGGGTGAGGAAGTTAAAAAGAACCCCAATAAGATAACCAAGATTGAAAAAACGTGGTATCAAAAATTTTCATTACAAATAAAAAATATTTTTACAAGGTTTTAATATGAAATACGAACAATTGATAGAAAGCATATCGGAGATATTCGATAATGACAAAATATACAAGAAAGGTCTAACATTGGTATATGAACTCGATGAAAAAATACATGAAAAGATGGATGAACATCTTTTCTATAAGGCCAACCCAAGTAATACTAAATTTACCCATAGGGATATGGTAGAGGTGGTCATAGGTGATATAAATGTTAAATTTATAAAAAAAATATAATAATACTTGCATCATTAAAATATTATTAGTATTATTGTACTATAATATATAATATATAATAAATTATATATAATATTATATATAATATATACAATATGGAAATTACTTGGAATTATAATTTTTTAGAAACAATTGGTTTTATAATTACTTCAATATTTGTTTTTTTGGTAATATTGAGGGTACTTGTAATTTTATGGTTGTGGGTTAATTTTAGAAACTAAATATAACAAGTGAAAAAGGGTTTGTAGTAACAGTTGGAATCCTGAAACCCTGAGGTTAAAAACCAATACCCATTAAGCTCGTCAGTAACCAACTTTTATTGTTATATAAAAAAAAATTAAATTTTACTTGTTTTATCCAAAATAAGTTACTATATTTGCACTCAACAATAATAATCAAAATTTTAAAGTTATGAAACTAATAGATGCAATGAGAACTAATGATGCGTTCACAGAAAATGGTATGACAACAAATTCAACATCCTTGAATTTATGTGTTGATTTATTCTTTAAAATCGGAGCCTTAAGGGGTAAGGGCAAAAGAGATAAGATAAATGCATTTTCAAAGGCGTTCGGTGAAAACCCACTATTGGCCATGAAAATATTATTTTGGGCTAGGGATATTAGAGGTGGTGCTGGTGAAAGAGAAACCTTTAGGGAAATTGTTGTTTATTTATCAAATAACCACCCAGATGTGTTAGGTAAGAATTTAAACTTATTTTCCGAGTTTGGTAGGTGGGACGATTTACTTGTTCTAATAGGTACTAAATTAGAAAATGAAGTTTTGGTTATTATAAAATCAGCCCTTGATAGGGGTGATGGTTTATGTTCCAAATGGCTTCCAAGGGGCAATACAAAAAACAGGGAAAGAAAATTATGGGCTAAAGCTATAAGAAACTACTTAGGTCTTTCACCAAAAGAATATAGAACCTTATTAGTTGGATTATCAAACACTGTTGAGCAATTAATGTGCGCTAAGAAATTTGATGCAATCACATATTCTCACGTACCATCTAAGGCTATGTCCGATTATATGAAATCATTTTCGAGAAATGATACCCAAAGATTTGGTTCTTATTTGCAATCAGTCGAAAAGGGTGAAGCTACGATTAATGCTGGTGCGGTTTATCCATATGATATAATAAAAAGTTTAAAACAAGGTAACTCAGATGGTGCTAACGCACAATGGGGTGCACTACCTAACTATTTAGAAGGTAATGGCGAACGTTTACTCCCACTTGTAGATGTATCTGGTTCAATGACCTGTCCAGCTGGTGGTAGTAAATCGGTTACTTGTATGGACGTTGCAATATCTCTTGGGTTATATATTTCAGAGCGTAATGTTGGTGCATTTAAAGATGCGTTTCTAACATTCACGAGTCAACCTAAATTAGAGGTCCTTAAAGGTAGTTTAAATGATAGGTTCACTCAATTGAGTAGAGCTGACTGGGGTGGGAGCACTAATATACAAGCCGCATTTGAAACAATTTTAACTAAAGCCAAGTCTAGCGATGTGCTACAATCCGATATGCCTACCATGTTATTAATTTTAAGTGATATGCAGTTTGACTTTGCAACTGGTAATAATGGTTGGGGGGTTTCTCATCCAGTCTGGAACCCAAGTGCTCAACAAATGGTTGAAAAAATGTATGCCGATTCTGGTTATAAAATGCCAAAACTTGTTTACTGGAACTTAAATTCAAGAAATGATAACAGCCCCGTTTCTTTTGATAAACAAGGTACGGCACTTGTTAGCGGATTTAGTGTTTCATTGTTAAAGAACCTTTTGGGTGGTAAGGATATGACACCATTATCTATGATGATGGATATTGTTAACTCTGATAGGTACGATAGTATTACAATATAAAACTAAAGAATGTATTCAGCAATCTAAAACATATAAATTGATACTGATAACTGGGGTCCTCTGGCTTGCCCCTAAAAAATAAGTAGCCTAAGGTGGTGTTGATAACACTTATAATCAATATTCTTATTGGGTTTGAATTAAATGCCCCCACATTCTGGTTTTAAAATTAAAAGGTTTATACATTAATTTGTATAAACCTTTTTCTATTACTTGACTATATCAAAAATAATAATTAAATTGTACTTATAATAATGATATAAACACTTAATATGAGAATATTGATAAAGGAAATGGATGAAGATGGTGTTAATAATATAACATATCTGATGTCGGAAACTAATCAAGCGATTAGTGCGACTGTAAATAATAAAATGGAATCAACTAAAATTGTAAATAAATTAATTAACGAAAAAATAAAACCTTTTTGTAAATTGAATAACCTTAACTACATAGATAGAATTTCAACACTAAAGTATAAAAATAATTAATATGGAAAAAGGGTATCCACTAATAATAGTATTTTATCTCGATAGGGATACAATAACCAATCATGATATTATGCCTCTGATAGCTAATCAGGTAAATGAAACATTAGCCTCTAGGGAATCTAACGCAATAGCCTTCTTTCTACCGACCGATGTTGAGGAAAGGGTAGTATGTATAAATCCATTACAAGTGAGTGATGTTGATATGTCAAAAATAAACACAATAGTTCAGGACCTTATTAAAAACTTTGATATAGGTCAAGGTGGTGATGAGGGAAAGAATGATGAATATTAATAATTGGTGTGTTTATATAATTGAGGTTTCCAATGGCACCTTATATACGGGGATAACAAATAATATTGATAAACGAATAGATACACACAATAAGGGTAAAGGAGCAAAATACACTAGAAATAAGACCCCCGTAATATTAAAAAAACACTGGAGCGTAGAAAACAGGTCCGAAGCGAGTAAAATGGAATATAAGATTAAACAATTAACAAGGGATGAGAAATTAAAACTCATCCTTTCTTAATTTAGGGTCTGGTACTCGTTCTCCTTATCTTTTCAATGCTCCAATCCGTGTTTTCAAGAATGATACTATACATTTGTGGTATTGTTGCCTTGGAAGCTGTACCCATAAATATTATACTCTTAATTTTATTCTTACTACACGCCTTAGCTAAAGCGTGGTGTAGTCTTTGAGCATCTTTCTTGCACTTACATATAACCATCTCAAATTGGTCTTCATTATATAGAACAAGTTTATTGTTAACTACTATCAACTGTTTTACCGTTGTTTTCTTATAGGCGTGTAACATCATTGGTTTAAGTATTTCATGAATCGTAACCCTATCAAATACTGGGTCCCGACCATACATCCAAAAAGTTTCCTCTATTTCATAATCACTGTCACTAAGTACCGTCCATAAATCAAATATCGGTTTTTCAATATAAAGCTTACCCAAACCATCTCTGAGTGTTCGATTTTCATCAAAATCTTCCTTATCCTTAACCACCAATATCTTATATTTAATCTTATTTATACCATGACTATTTGTATATTGTTTTGGGAATATAACATTATTGTTCTCATCGATTAACCTCCTAAAGTTATCAAAAGATGCTTCTTTAGTTTTACTTCGGTGAAGTGTTTTTTTATATCTATTATTTATCGTTAAAATGACTCTATACATAGGTATAATATACGTTTTTAATGTTATATGTAAATATGTGGTTAAATGATTTTTGAAATACCTTGCATCTATAATTAATTAATAGTATATTTGTACAAACGAAATTAATGAAGGAATATTTTAAAACTGGTAGTATTGGATTAGGAATCTTATTATTTATAATTTTTCTATTTATGAAATTGGTTGGTATTGGTTCAGTAGAACATTGGTCTTGGTATTCGGTTTTTTTACCGTTATGGTTACCAGTAACAATTTATGTACTACTATTCACATCAGTCATTATTATAAATTTTTTAAAAGATGTCGGTATTGAAATATTTAAATTCATTAAAAAATAAATTATTAATTAATTAAAAAAAGTAAATTATGGCTAAGTACGAAAATCCTTTTGAGGATACATTGGAAATTTTTGAAGGAGTTATTAAAAAAGCAGAACTTAATGCTCACGTAACTATTAAAGTCTTAACTGATAACAGCCTTAAAAAAGTAGTGGCTAAAGCGGTTAGAGCAAATGATTTAGTTAAGTATGAGACTAAAAATGATGTATATATCTTCGTAAATGAAAATATATTTGAACAATTAACGGAAGAGCAACAAGTTATGGCTGCCGATGAAGTTATTGCTGGAATCCATTATGATATGGATAAAGATAAGTTAATTATCACACAAGAGGATATTAAAACATTTTCTGGGGTTCTATCAAAGTATGGGTATGATAACTACGAAGTTCTTCAAGAAAGTATTAGAACTCTTTTCAGTGTTGAAAAGAACGGAGCTGAGGTATAATGGGTATTGATGAAGTTGCTTATTATAATTCAGAGGCAATAATTGGTATGGCCGAAAGAATTAATTTCGGACCAGTTGTTGCCTATGATGCCAGTAAAATAATAAAAATACTTACAGAAGGTGGTATGACACAAGATGAAGCTTTAGAATATTATAATTTTAATGTTTCAGGAGCTTGGTTAGGTGAGTATTCCCCAGTATTCATATATACCGATGAATATTAATTTAAAAAATAAATTTATATGTTAGATTTTTATAATGAATTTAAAAAATATGCTAATAACCACATGGGGATTAGCAGCATGCAATTACATTATTGGGAAAAATTCGCTATAACTTGTTCTCTTAACTAATGTTGGATATATTTATTATATAAATACTTTAATGTGGGTTACATATATATGTTAATAGATAAGAGAAATGGTAAAAAATATGTTGGAAAACATAATGATAAAAAAAAAGATTATTGGTCATCTGGATTAGTCCCTAATAGAATAGCTAAAGTTCATGGTGCAATTATATTTGATAGGGTTATACTTGAAGATGATATAAATGATAATAATTTAAATGATAAGGAAATTTATTATATTAAATTAGAAAACTCGTTTAATGATGGTTATAATTCGACTAAAGGTGGCGAGGGCGGTAATCATTGGGTTTATGATAAAACAGATGAAGAATTAAAAGAAATTAGATTAAAACAGTCTAAAAAATTAAAAGGTAGGGTCTTTAGTAAAGAAACAAAGAAAAAAATGAGCGACTCTGCCAAGGCTAAGTTTTTTACTAAGGAGCATAGGGAAAATATAGGTAAAGGTACTAAAAATAGAGGTGGGTTTCCACATAGTAATGAGACTAAAGAAAAAATAGCTAAATCTATGAGTGGTCGTAAGTCGCCAGAACATTCTAAATTTATGGTTGAGAACAATCCAAAAGCTCAGAAAGTTTCTATAAATGGTGTTGAATATGATACCATAAAAGAAGCTACTAAAAAACTTAACATAAATAGAAGTACTGTAAAATATAGATTAAATAACCATAAATTTAAAAAATGGTTTAAAATTAAAAAATAAAAATATGGATTATTACGGAGAATTTAAAAAATATGCTATAGGGCATATGGGTATAAGTGGAATGCAACTCCAATCGTGGGAAAATTTACAAAAGACATTATATAGTAACGTACAAACCATTGGGGTACCAATGGGTAGTATGACACCATATATATTAGAAGAGAGGGAACTACGTGTTACACAGCTTGATATTTTCTCCAGAATGATGATGGATAGAATTTTATGGGTCGCTGGTGTTGTTAACGATAATATGAGTAATGTTGTAGCCGCACAATTAATGTTCTTGGATAACCTAGAAACAAACGATATAACGATGCATGTCGATTCTCCAGGTGGAAGCGTAAAGGCTGGTTTAACCATGGTAGATGTTATGAATTATGTTTCATCCGATATAGCAACAATCAATACTGGTATGGCAGCATCAATGGGTTCAATCCTATTGGGTAATGGGACCAAGGGTAAGAGATTTAGCCTTAAACATAGTAAAGTGATGTTACACCAAGTTTCTGGTGGTGCGGAAGGCCATGTTGCGGATATGAGAATATCCCTAGAGCAAGCTGATAAGTATAATGAAATATTATTTGAAATGTTAGCTAGTTTCTGCGACAAAACAAAAGAAGAAGTTCTTATCGATTGTAATAGAGATAAATGGTTGACATCAGAAGAAGCTTTAAATTATGGTATCATCGATGGTATTATTATAAATAAAGCTGCCTAATGGTTGTTTCCGTAATAGGTAGTAGAACCTTTAAAGATTTTGATAGGCTTAAGATGATATTGGATGCACTTAAGCCTACTAAAATTATATCGGGTGGCGCACTTGGTGCTGATTCATTGGGTGAAAAGTATGCGGATGATAATGGTATAGAAAAAAGTATTCATTTACCAGATTGGGCAAAATATAATAAATCGGCTGGATTCATAAGAAATCAATTAATTATTGATGAAGGTGAAGTGATAGTGGCTTGTTGGGATTTAAAATCGAATGGCACGGCTGATTCAATTAATAAGGCTAAATTACAAGGAAAAGATATTTATATAATATATTTTTAATAAACCTTGAATTATTAAATGTTTTTCACTATATTTGTATATATTTATTAAAACAATTGGGCGTTTTACGGAATTGATTATGGATATTCGTAATTAGTAAGGAAGTGGAGTTAGATTGGAAGCTCCTAAAATCACTATCAAACACTTTTTAAATGGCAACGAGTTTGACATTGACAAAAATTTCCTAGATACCGCCACCTTGGGTGTTGGTATGGGAGAGGTAGCATTAGCCTAATTTAATGTTGATGGTGATAAATCACCAAATAATAGTAATCTATTAATCATGGTAATCTATGAGTGGGACCAAAACCACTATAAAAGTAAGGAAGAATTTCGGATAGTTTGATAAATTATGACCTAAACTTCTAGAAATCTTTTGAAGAGTTTGTAAGACATGGGTTCGACTCCCATAACGTCCACTTTTAAAAACCCACTTTTAGTGGGTTTTTTTATTAAAGTAGAATTATAAAATTAATTTACAAATATTTATTTAAAAATAAATTATGAATTTAAAAAAAATCATTAAAGGTTCGCTTAAAAAATATATAAACGAAGGGTTGGGAGATAAGTGGGTAAATGGTGCTGTTACTGTAACACTAAAACAATTACTTTATTTAACAAAAGATACTCCAATCAAAAATATTCCAACGCAAAAACTATCGAAAATAGTATTAAATTGGGATGGAAATACAGATGAAATTGAAAAAATAGAAAAATCTGATTTACAATACCCTGTTTTAATTATCGTTAATGATAACAATCAATTTAAATACATATTAGATGGAAATCATAGGGTACAAAAATCAATAAAACATAATTTACCATATGTCAAATCGAAATTAATAAAAATATCTGAATTACCTAAAAATTTTCAATATGTGTTAAGTTAAAATATTATTTACATCTAATGTTTTTTTTGTTTTAAACTTGACATTATGATTTTAAAATACTATATTTGAAGTATAAGATTTAAAAAAATTAAAATTATGTCAGAAAATAGTAAATTAGTAGTAGAAAACAGTAAAATTAAAGTTCATTATACAGGTAAATTTGTTGATGGGCAAGTATTTTATTCTTCAAAAGCCGTTGAAGGATATAACTTTGAAACTAAAGAACCACTTGAAGTTGTTCTTGGTGAGGGAAAATTAATCCCAGGGTTTGAAAAAGCTCTTCAAGGAATGTCCGAAGGTGAGGTTAAAACAGTTTCAATAACTTGTGACGAGGCTTACGGACAACCAAGAGAAGAACTTATACAAGAAGTAGAAAAACAATACCTACCAGAAACAGTTGCCGCTGGTCAAGTATTACACACTCAAAATGCTCAGGGTCAACAAATGACCGTTGTTGTAGTTGAAGTTAAAGAAAATTCAGCATTATTGGATGCTAACCATCCACTATCTGGAAAAGATTTGGTTTTTGATTTGGAATTAGTTAGTGTTGAGTAAATTCTTTTGAATTTGTTTTTTTAAGCCTCCTTTTGGGGGCTTTTTTAATATTATAAAGTATTTATAATTAAACAAATTATTATGAAGGAATTTATTAAAGATATCTTCACAGAAGATAAGGACGACAATAAATACTCGTCTAAAAAAACAATGGGGCTAGCCAGCGGTGTTTTATGTTGTATTGCTTTTTTATTGGATATGTTTACATTTATTAGTGTAAACATAGACATGTTTGAATCTTTATTAATTTTTTCAGCGACTATGTTAGGTGTTTCGGTAGTAAGAGGTTTCTCAAAAACAAAACAAAGTATTACTGATGAATCCAATAAAGATAATCAATAATAATTAATAAAGCCAGATAATTCTGGCTTTATTTTTTTACTTACTAGTCGGTTTATTAACGGTTCTAACTGGTGAACTCGTCTTAACGGTAGTATTAGTAGGTTTCGGTTTATTCTTCTTGCATCCACAGCCCATTATCTTTATATTTTAATTAATTGTTATATACTAATAAATATGTTTATTTATAAAAATAAAGTGTTTCTATTTATTTTTTTTTTAATATTAGTATTTTTATATAAACAATATATGATGTTTAAAAAGCATAAGGTTACATTTCTTAACGAATCTTGGAAGATAGTAAAAACTGATGTTTCAGTTAAAGCAATACCAAGAATACATGAAATAGTGTATTTAGTGGATGAACTAAAATACTATAGGGTTGTGAATGTTGTACATAATATTGATAAAAACCACACTATTTATGTCATAATTGAAGAATATGCTGATGATTATGCATTAATTGAAAAAAAAAGTAAAAAAAACTTGACATAAAGAATAACATTTACTATATTTGTACTATATATAATAAACAAAACTTTTAAACCCACCATAGTTAATAGGTGAAAAACCTAATTAAAAGACACATTGCGGGGTGGAGCAGTGGCCAGCTCGCTGGGCTCACACAGTTTTAAAAGACTGAAAAATATTCGAACTAAAATTAATTTTTAGGGATTAGGTTCGTTTATATCTTTTCATACTATTTATTAGTGTGGATAAATATAATAAGAAAGATTTAGAAAGATTAATTTTAGAGCAGAATAAAAGTTATACTGCTATTGGTAAATTGTATAACGTTTCTGGAAACGCTATTAAAAAAGCGGCAAAGAAATTGGAAATTTCCTTACCAACACGAAGAAAAGTTAATAAAAATGAAAATTTTAGTCACGTTGGCTATAGAAAAGATAGTTTAATTAATAAAATATCTGACATTAATTTTATTTTTATTATAAATAATTCTAAAGGGTGGAAGGAAATTGGTGAAAAATTAGGATACAAAAGTAAAGTTTCTTCAGATGTGAAGGATTCTATTGAAAGACGATGCTCAATGTTAGGTGTGGAGCTAAAATTAATCAAATCAATAGGTATATCTTCTTTAACAAAAGATGAACTCTTTAACAAACGTAAAAATTGGCAATCCGCAAGGAGTGCCATCCAAAAACACGCTAGGAGTGTGTTTTTTGAATCTAACCCTTCACCAAGTTGTGCAAATTGTGGTTATTTAAATCATGTTGAAGTGGCTCACATAAAAGCCGTTTCAGAATTTGATGGATTTACAACAATAGGAGAAATAAATTTATTATCAAACCTAATGGGATTATGCCCTAACCATCATTGGGAGTATGATAATAAATAATTAATATAACCCAGAGGTCGGAGGTTCGAATCCTCCCCCCGCTAAACAACCGAAGTTAATCTACTTGCACGTAGTGGTTGTTGCACACCTAAATTAGGTGACTAAAAGATTAACGCATGCGTCACAGATAATATCTTATTAATTATAATTAATAAGATATTATCTGTGACGTTTTAGGTTTAACGTATTTTTATCTTGCCTCCAAAGACTCATCATATTCATGGTGGGTCTTTTTTTTGCTTGAACTTATGGAAAAAAAATACTATATTTGTTTTAAATAAATAAATATGGAAAAAATTAATTTCAATAAAGTACCTAACTTAATAGGTCTTAGTGGTAAGGTGGGTTCTGGAAAGGATACCGTAGAAAGAATTATACAAGCATTCATGACCAGGGGTAGGTATCCAAACACGAATGAAATACATGGTAGTTTAGGATATGAAATGTTAAATGACCTTGAATTAATAAAAAGAGTAGTCAATGGGTCGGAGTGGTATGGTGAAGAGACATACTTAAATAAAAAATTCGCAGATAAACTTAAAGACATTGCTTGCCTTATATTAGGGTGTACTAGAAAAAGGTTAGAGGATAGAGAATTTAAGGAGAAGGAATTGGCTGATATTTGGGATGTTTTTAAAATTGGCCACACCAATGAAATAAATGACGGCACCTCTTTGGTCGATAGTGGGATATTTGTTAGTGAAAAAGAAGCCAACAAATTTATTAAAAAACATAAATTAAATAACACTACACACGTATATAGGGTAAAAATGACCCCAAGGTTATTATTACAGTTATTGGGTACTGAATGTGGTAGGGAAATCATTCACCCAAATATTTGGGTAAATAGTTTATTCAGTGATTTTACACCAATACATACCGACCACGCAATAGGTGGCTTTGAATACCCTAGGTGGATTATAACCGATGTTAGGTTTAATAACGAAGTTGACACCATAGAAAAATTTAAGGGTGTTAGAATTAGGGTAAATAGAAGCAAAAGAACTTCTGAGGAATGGCAAAAACAATTCCCTAAAATTATTATAATGGACCCAGACGGTTGGGATAGAAAAAACTTTACATACTCTTGGGGTGAAGAATTAATAACACTAAGTGAATTTAATAATAGAGTATTTTCCAGCACATGCATTCAACAATTAGGTGATTTTAACAGTAAACCACATAAATCCGAAATAGAGTTGGATAAGTATAAAAAATGGGATTATGTCATTGAAAATGATGGTACGTTATTAGATTTAGTTAAAAAAGTTTATGATATGTTATTGGATTTAGGTAAAAATACTTGATTATTAAATAAAAGAAGTTTATATTTGCACCAGATTAATAAAATTATTAATAATAAAAAAGAAAAATTATGACAACATTAGGTATTTTAACTATTATTTTTGCAGTTGCGATGTATGTAACAACTAGGTTTATGAACCTAAGAACAGAGGACGTTGAACGAAAAACTACTTATGGTAGTACCATCGAAAAAGCACATCCAAAATTCTTAACTTCATGGACCCTTAAAAAAACAGTACTTTCAATTGTTGGTGGAATATTGATTATGACTATTAGTGGTCTATTCTTCATCAATAAATCTGGTACTGCAACTGCCGTACAATATCTTTGGGGTGGTGATAATGCAATCTCGACACAGGGACTTAAATTAAAGTATTGGGGTAAAACTATACCCATTTCATTTGAAATAGCCCTACAGGATTTAATTCCACAAAGAGATAGGGAAGGGAATATTATCGAAACCGTAAGGGAATAAGGTATTTATTACAGAACGGCACAAAGGAGAGAATTTGCCGATGCGATTAAAGCTGATATTGCAGCATCATTAATCGTATCAATAGATTACGCAGATACAGAGGGCTTTTTAATTATGGCCGATAAAAACAGGTCCGAAGCTAAGTTAGTTTATGCCCGTGTATACCCAGTATATGACCAAGCTTTAAAAAACACATGTAAGTTAATGGATGCCCAAGATTATATTTCAGGTGCTTCCTCACAATTCGATTACTACTTAAAAGACCAAATGGAGAATGGAATGTACTTAACAGAAGAAGTTTATGAAGATATAATCGAAACACCTATCGTTACTTCGGATTCCACTAGAACAGTAGCAATTGGAAGAATAAATAATGAAAAACGTGAAAAGAAATATAGAATTAGGACCAACTCAGCTGGTGAACCTGTAAGGGACACATCAAACTCACTTAAAAAATACGGTATAACCGTACAGCAAGCGGCAGTTACCAATATCGATTGGGAAGATAGTTTTGACGAAAGACTTAATGACCAAAAAGAGCAAGTTGCGCAAACCCAATTAGAGAAACAAGAAGCTGAAAAAGAATACTACGCAACCCAAAAAGCAATTGCAAAGGGTGAACGTGAAAAAGCTGAAACTAGGGTTATATTAGAAAAGAAACAACTTGAAGTTACCATTGCGGCAGATACTAGAGCTAAAGAAGCCTCCTATAAAGAACAAGAGGAAACCAATCTACTTGCCGCATCATTAAAGTCTGCCGAAAGGATTAGAGTAACAGCCGATGCAGAAGCGTATGAAATCCAAAGAAAAGTTAGTGCTGGTATTACTCCAGAAACACGCTTACAAATGGAATTGGATGCGAGTGTTGCTAGAGTTAAAGCACTATCAGGACCAAACGGATTAACCCTACCGACTACTATGTTCAACGGTGGTACACAAACTAAAGGTGGTGGAGAGTTAGGTATATTTGAATCAATTATAGGTGCAAAACTATTAAGTGGTGAAATAGGTTCCGAAAAAAAATAAGATAATTATAATATAAATTTAGAAACCCAATCAAATGATTGGGTTTTTTGTGTTTTGAATATATTTATCGTATATAGTTACATTTATGGATAATAAAAAATACATAGTTAAATTACTTAGAGAAGGTCCAATCAATGAAGTTGATTGGGAGGGTGATTTTTCGGATACACAAGCTAAGTGTGTTACACCACAATCGTTAGCTGATGATATGAATAAGGAATTGGGTAGACTAAACCTAGCATCCAAGGATAGGGATAAGCGTGGAACCAAGGATGTTATTTATACTAGGAACCAAATGGAAAAAAATCTAACTGCCGATGGTGAGTTAGATGTTGCAAAATTTAAAAAGTTAATCACCACCCCACCAAAGACTATATTTGACCAAAACCCAAAGATGGAGAAATCGGATGATGGTGGTGAACAAATGACAGTAAATACTGGGTTACCAGCAATTAATGGAATTATATATGATAATGATAATGGAAAATTCTACCATATAAACACATGTCCAGGTGCTGGCTCATGTCAATTGATATGTTATGCCAGAAAAGGGTTTTATGGTATGAACGATGGTAAGGTATTAAAATTAATTAGAAGACTTAATCTTTTAATGAACGACCCCACCGAATATTATAATATGATAATGGATGAATTGGAACCATTGGCATTCAAACTCAAAAGACAAGGTAGGCGTAGCGGTTCGGTACCAAAATTAGTTATGAGATGGAACGATGCTGGGGATTTCTTTAGTCAAAAGTATTTTGATATAGCAGTAAAGGTTACTAAAGATTTGTTCGATGCTGGATTCGATGTAAAATCATACGCATATACTAAACAGGCAAAATTCGTAAACCTGGCCAGTGATGATTTTATTATGAACTTCTCAAAGGGTTCAGCACCAAAAGAGTTAAGACAAGTTGATTTGGAAACAACCAAGTATTCCGATGTCATACCTAAAAAATTATTTAAGGGTTTATTTTACCCAAAAGCGAACTCATATAAGAAAGATGAAGATGGGTTACCCATTTTCGTTGATGGTGGTAAAGAAGAACTTAGACGTAGAGTTGCTAAAGAATATGATATAGACATAAATCGCTTAAAATACCATAAAGAACTACCATCTACCGAGGGTGAAAAGTTTCAATATGATGTTATCGTGTTACCAACGGGTGATACTGATATCAGTGCACAAAGACAGGATGTACATAAAACATTTCTAGCAATACATTAATATGAAATTAGTTCCGAAAAAAATAATATAAAGTTAGAAACCCAATCAAATGATTGGGTTTTTTCGTGTTTTGAGTATATTTATCGTATATAGTTACATTTATGAACAATAAAAAGTATATAGTTAAGTTACTTAACGAGGGATATAGTAAAAGAATTCTTTTAGAAGAACTTTCTTTATTAATTGAAAAGGAAATTTCGGTAGGTACTAAACTTAAAAAAAAATTAGATAATATTAATAAACCATTTGCTGATAAGTTATTACAATTCTTAAACTCAAATAGTATATCAGATAAGGTAACTATAGACTCTATAGACTTCACCGATGACGATGATAAAACTTTAACGGGTTACTATAAAGATAGAGATGGTAATGCTAAGGTTAGAAAATTCAAGGTCGGTAAATTATTGAACTATTTAGGTATTGGTACACAAGAATTCAAGGGTTATGAATTAGAGGAATTAATCGCCCACTTAAAGAAGGGTACAACCGAAGACTTTAAGGTTGTTGAGGGTGATAAAATATTATGGGCCTATCACTGTGAAAATTATGATGAAGGTGAAACAATGGGTTCATGTATGCGATATGAGGCAGCACAAGCCTACCTTAAGATATATACTGAAAACCCAGAACATGTTAAGTGTCTGGTATTAATTAATCCAAATAACAATAAGGTTCGTGGTAGAGCATTATTATGGCACACATCGGAAGATGTTACATTTATGGATAGGGTTTATTTAACAAATAATGAATATAAAAACTTATTCTTACAATATGCGGAAGAAAATGGTTTCACAACCAACACCAATGGTGAGGTGGATTTAGATTATTGGGAGTTTGAAAAATATCCGTTTATGGATACATTTGAGTATCTAAACAAAGATAATGGTAAATTAATGACCGATAGTGACGATAATTATGAAACCGTAGCGTTAACCGATACTGATGGGGGTGTTTCAGAACCTGGTGTAATGATTGAACTTGGAGACCGTCAGGGTGAAATTGTAAATGAAGATGAAGCTTACTATCTATCTTATAAGACACCAAATGGTTATATAGAGGGTTATGCCCACGCTGATAATATAATACATATAGATGGTGAACTCTACTTAGATGACGATTGTGTAAAGACATACAATAATGAAACGGTGTTTAAATATAATGATGATGAAATGATAGTTGAATTAACCGCAGGAGTTTATGAGGGTGATTATGCTAAATTTGAAGATACCATAGAGTTAGAATATAATCATTACGGTGAAGGTCAATATATAACTATGGAAGATGATTATGTTGATATAGATAATGAACTTTATGAAGTACCACATGCATTTCATGACGACACCATAGAAACCTATGACGGTAAGATAATAATAAAGGATGATGCGGTGACCCTACACGAAAAATTCTACGATGAATATAAATATGGGCATCGAGAAGACTCAGTTAGGGTTAACACAAAAAACGATAGTAAAGTTTGGGTTTTAGTTAATGATTTGGATAAATTACAGTCTGAAATAATTGAAACTATAAACACCAAAGTTTATGAGGGGTTAATAGGTAAGTTGGTTAGAAAAAAATTAAGAAATAAAGATGAAATACTTAATTAAAAAATTATTAAGGGAAAATGTTGATAAACCCAAATTTAGATATGAGGTTGAACATTTAAGTTCATATGGGGAACAACACAACTATGAACTTGGATTTTATTTAGGTGAAGAGATACTAGGTATAACACAATATACCCTTTTTGAGGGTGAATTAACCGTAAGTAATATATTTATTAGACCAGAATTTAGAAGAAAGGGTTACGCTTCTAGAATGATGCAATATATAAAAAATGATAACCCAGAATATCAATATAAACCATCAATGAAAACTGATTTAGGTGCCAAATTTAAACACAAGGATATTCAGGGTGATTTGACTAGCGTTAATGAAACACTGATTACCGAAAAATCAATAAAGGCAATTTCATCATCTGACTTTAATATTGAAGGTATAGCTGAAAATTGGTTAAATAGCACACCAAGTACTGTTGTTGGAAATTTTAAGTATAAAATGCAAGACGACTATTATCTATCACCAGAAGAAAAAGAAGAACTAATGGATGAGGATGATATAATAGAAACGGAACGATTTAAAAAATGGTTGTTATATGAGGTCGAAAGTAAAATTGATGATGCAATCTATGATATAAAACATAAAATTACACCAGATGGTTACATTAGACTTTGGCGAGTAATGACGGTAGATGATGATTGGTTAGATAGATTACCTCACACTGGTAACAGACTAGGTGTGTTCTGGTCATTTGAAAAAGATGCTGCCGAGGCACATTGGGGCGGTAAAGAATCCAATGTTGTTAGAATTGAGTCGGCCATTGGTGAAAAATATATAAACTGGGAACAAACCATAGAGTCGAATATAGACCCTAACCTAGGTGAAGAAGAAAAAGAAATTACCCTTTTCAAAAATACTCCATTAAAGATATTGGCATTAGAGGTTAATGATAAAAAAGTTGATTTAGGTGATATAATAAACAAAACCTATAAAGCTTAAAAATAATATTTGTTTATTATATTATTTATATGTATATTTGTATAAATATAAAATATTATGAGAGTTAAATTTAACTTACAGGTTCCAAAAGACATTATAAAAATCAAGGATATATTTGTAAGCAATGGTTATAAACTATTTGTTGTCGGTGGTGCCGTTCGTGACTCATTACTTAAAAAGTCAATAAAAGATTGGGATTTAGCTACCGATGCTAAACCAGATATAGTCGAGAATATGATGAAGACCGCTGGTCTTAGAACATTAGGGACTGGAAAAAGCTTTGGGGTCATAAATGTATTCACCGATTCAGATGAATATGAAATCGCTACATTTAGGTCTGATTTAGGTTCGGATGGCCGCAGACCAAATTCTGTTGAATTCACGAATATTGATACCGATGTTATGCGTAGGGATTTAACAATCAATGCATTATTTTATGATATCGAAACTGGTGAGGTTGTTGACCTTGTTGGCGGTATTGATGACTTGAAGAACCGAGTTGTTAGGACCGTTGGTTCAGCCAATGATAGATTCGGTGAAGATAGACTTAGAATACTTAGAGCAATTAGGTTCGCTGGTAGATTTAATTCAGATTTGGATGCTGATGCTGAAAAATCACTCGCAAATGATGCCAGCTTAGAGGGAATATCATCTGAGAGGATTAGAGACGAGTTTTTAAAGGGTATTAAGACCGCTAAATCGATTAAATACTTCCTAGGGCTACTAAATCAATACAATCTATTAGATTGGATATTTAAGGATATACAGAATGTTGATACTGACTTTCAAGAGGAAAGGGACCCAACTGTTCTATTGGCATACATGTTAAGAAATAATGACCCCAAACAATTGAACGGTAAGTTGAATAAATTGACGTACTCCATCAATGAGATTAGGGGAATTGTTTTCTTAGTAAATCTAACAATGTTAAATGTTAACAATGTATATGAACTTAAGAAGATGCAGAATAATTCTGGTGTTAATGACGAACAGATTAGAAAATTCTCAAACTTAGTTGGTTTAAACACTGAATTATTTGAGTCATTTATAAAATTCGAATTATCAATTGGTGGTGCCGAGGTTCAAAAGTTAGGTATTGAAGCTGGTCCAGAAATGGGTAGAATGATTAAAAAATTAGAATTACAGAATTTTTTAAAGTATTTGAATTAAAATATTGGGTAATAAGTTGTCTTAATACATTTTACCCAATATTTATTTCTTAAACACTAACAATATGGACAAAAAAATAGTTTGCAATAAATGTGGCTGGAATTGGAAGGAATCCGAAACGGAGGAACACGATAAGTATGTCTGCCATGAATGTGGTAATGATATGACAAGTATGTTAAGTGAAAATATTAGAGGTGTTATTAAAACATTATTAAATAATATTTTAAAAATTAAACCCAATTATGAGAAAAAAAGATAAATTAAAAAATATTCTAAAGGCCAATATTTTAACAGAGCAACGTTATCTAAATAATAAATCACCTCTCATTAATGAGAATAATGCTTTAGGTGAATATGATTATGGTAAGTTGGACCGTGATTATAGTGGTATGGGGCAAGATAGAAAAGATAAGTTAACCAATTGGGGTAAAGAAAGGCAAATTGGTAACGGAATAATAGTCAAATCAAGGGATAATGATAGCGAACTATCGATTATGCCAAATGATATTGTATTTTACAACTATCCTATTTATAAAGAGTACCAAAAAAAGATGGAAGCATATTCAAGGCAAAATGAACCCAATGATTACCCATTTTCAACGTTTTTAAAATCGAATCAAATGCTACACTATTTTGATTTGAGTGCCAAGAATTCAGTTTTTATCAATATAGATAATAATCCGACAACGGATATTAAAATACACGTAACGGGTGAATTAAAACCAATGAACGATAAAGATTTCCCACCATTATCATTTGATATTAAACATATTAACCTATCTAACGATAACGGTGATAGAAAACTATTACCAATAGATAGAAAAGGTACCAATATACTAACCAAAAAAATAAAAGAAGTGTTAATCAACAAATTTGGTAAGTACTCAATGCCAGGAAGAAATGAAGGTGATATATTCATTAAAGAGATAAATGTCCACCCAAATGTATTTTTATCTTAAAATAATTTGCAAAATACTTGCTTTATATAAAATAAGGTAGTATATTTGTAATCGAATAAGGAATGACTTCAGCAATAAAAAAACTGAACTTTTGATTCAATCTAAGCCATTCTGAAAAATAAAGTAAATATTAAATATTATGATTGAAAAATAGATAAATACCAGAGGTCCATAGTATTCTCCATATACTAGAAAAATTAAATTAGCCGTAATGGCCTTATAATAATAAAATTTAAAATTAAAAAAAAATGGAAAATACAAAATTAGATAATTGGACCAAAAAGATTAATGATTACGTTGAAAAAACAGAACAACACCTATTCATTAATAGAAGTAAAGAGTATGTTAAATTAATAAAATTTAATCACTCAGATAACAACTTAGTAATTAGAGTAGAGTTTACGGAAAATACCGCTTACTTAAAAGTAAGGAAAATAAATGCCGAAGACTCAAACTCATTAAATTGTTTAAAAAATAATTTATTTCAAAGTTGGGATAAATGTAAAGCAATTAAAAACTTTAAAAAAGCTAGGGTTTTATCAGTTAAAATTAAAAATATGCTCGAAAAAGAGTATAGTACGGAAAAACGTTACAATGAAAATTTAACTTATTTAACCCGTGAAATAGAAGATTTAATAAAAAAAGAGAATTTTTTTGAAAAAAACTTGACAATATAAAATACTTTTACTATATTTGTCATATATATATATTAGTAACCGACATTAAATTGTCACAAAATAAATAAAAATGAAAACAGGAAACATACATATGAGTTCGATTAATATTTGGAGACGTAATTCTCCAGGAGGTTCGGGTATGTCTAATACTGTACAAGGTGTGATTTAATCATTTCTTATATAAAGGCAAAAGCTCGAATCGAAAGGTTCGAGCTTTTTAGTTTAAAACGTTTTTATTATGGGCGAATTAGTTAGAAGTTTAGGTAGTGAAAAGTTAAATGATTTTAAAAAGGACTTTGATTTGATAGTGGATAAGTATAGAATGATTGCCGATGCCACTGGATATAAAGGAGAATTAAGATTTAAAAAAGAAAATGGTAAAATGGTTGTATTTGTCAAATTAGATTAAACATGGTGTACGTATTATAACGGTTAGTAAGCTAGATTGTGAGTCTAGAGAATGCCAGTTCGACTCTGGTCGTACACCCGCTAGACAATGTGCTTATAGCTTAAATGCGCAAAGCTTCCCGACTAGGGGAAAGATATCGGTTCGAATCCGATTAGGTACACAAAGGTAATACCACCTAAAAGGTAATATGGTTGTGGTCTGGATGACCCGCACCCCGTTAAAAAGGGTGAACGCATGTTCGGTTAGGGTTCGAGACCCTTTCACAGCCCAAAAGAAATTGTTCATTGACATGATGGTTTACATACACAGGTATCATATAATGGTAATATGACGCCTATTAAACACTGGTTAGGTTATGGTAACCAAACACTCTCCAAAAGTGTAGGATAGAGTTCGATTCTCTAAACCAGTGCGAATAAGTATAATGCTACAACTTCGCAGTTTACTATATTTTATTATATTTATAATAAAATTATAATATGAAAATATGTGACTTAAGTAAAATTGAAATGATTGAGTTGATTGAAGATTCTAAATCAATAAGTGATGCATTAAAAAAATTAAATGTTAATTCTCGTGGTTCTGGTGCGTATAAAACATTTAGAAATCACTGTGAAAGATTGGAAATAAATTTATATGAAATAAAATTTAAATTTATAAAAATGGATAATAACCAGGGTGTTAAACGCACATTAGATGAAATTTTAGTGGTGGATTCTACATATCAAAATATATCTAGGTTAAAAATTAGATTAATTAGTGAAAATATATTAAAATATAGGTGTGTTAAGTGTAATAATAATGGAAAATGGATTGGTAATAAATTAATATTACAATTAGACCACATTAATGGTATTAATAATGACCACAGAATAGAAAATTTAAGATTTTTATGTCCAAATTGTCATAGTCAAACTAAAACTTTTGGTGGTCTTAATCAAAAAAGAAGTAATAAAAATAATTAAAACTAATAATTTGGAGGGGCAAGCCAATTGGTGGTGGCCACAGTTTTGAAAACTGTTCGGAGTAACCAGTCTCGTAGGGGTTCGACTCCCCTTCCCTCCGCCAAAATTCCTAAGTAGCTCAGTTGGTTTAGAGCAGGGTGCTGTTAACACCAAGGTCACAGGTTCGAATCCTGTCTTAGGAGCAAATAGTAGGTACCGCTGAGGTGGCAAACTGGGCTGGAATCCCAGGGGTACGTTAATTTGTATGAGTTTCGACTACTCTATCTACTGCAAAATTAATTGGAAGATAGGTAGATATGGTTTGCTGCGCTGGATTGCTAATCCAGTCTTCCCGAAAGGGAAGTGAGGGTTCGAATCCCTTGTCTTCCGCTTGACTTTTTTGTATTTCTTGTTATATTTGTAATAAAATGTAAATATGGCAAGAAAACAAAAAACGATACATTATCTATATAAAACTACATGTTTAGTTACAAATAGATATTAAAGAGCGTATTTAGTATTTTATGAGTGAACGGGACCAAAGTAACTTTGGTCCCACACCCAAGGGGTGTTAAAAATAATATATTGCGCTGTACCGAGCCACGCTGATAACGTGGATATTCGTAAGGGTGTTGAAAATGAGGTTTCAAAATCCTCCAGCGCAACAAATACAGGTATAGCTTAATGGTAGAGCGACCGTTTCGATACGGTAGGTAGAAGTTCTAGACGGTTCGATTCCTCTTGCTTGTTCAAAATAAATTTAATAAAAGTTGTATGATAGATAATTTTGTCGTATATTTGTAAAAGAAATCAATATGAAGAAAAAATTTGATATGTTATAGGTTAACTAAAACCTATAACAAAATGAGTAAAAAAAAAATTAGAAAGACCATTAATCGTGAGAGGTCTAAAAACGCCACGACTAATAAAGAGTACAAAGTATTATCATGGATAATCGACCCAGGTACAAAATGGGATGAAGATTATTGGATATGTTATCCAAGACGAAAGAGGGGAACTTCTAAGTACTGGAAAAAACAAATAAGCAATAATAGGCGCAGAGAATGTCGCAGTTGGAAGTATAACCGTAAAACACAATATAAAGATGGGAAAGGGTAAGACAAAAAGGTTAGAGACATATCATGCGGCAATTGCTAAAATGAAAGAGTTAGACATATCACTAGGTTGTGCAATGAGTTTATTAAAACATGGTTATGGTTTACCATGGTCGGATTCAAGCTCACCAACTGGAATGTCACAGAAATGTAGTTATGAAGCATATGGAACGTGTCAATATCCCTGTAACGGGGATTGTTAAAATTTTTTCGAGGTAGCTTAACGGTCAGAGCAGTTTTGTGGGGGTTCGATTCCCCCCCTCGATACAAACAAATAAAAATTAAAGTTATGAGTAAGAAAAAAGTACATATTTTAGTAGATGGTCAACATGATTACGTTGGTAAAACAAATAGTGAGAATACCAAACTTAAATATAGTAAAAATAGCAGTTGGTCTTCACATGTTAGAGGTACAAAGGTTGGTGAAATCTTAGATAACGGAAATGGTGTGAATATTAATTGTAATGACATTAATTTAGATTTGGATTATTCTGATTTTTTTGATTTATACACGTTATTAAAATTAAAAGTTGAAAGTAATAAAAAAGAATTTGGTAAAGTAAAATTTTTAAAAAATAGGTAATAAAGGTGTTAGGTATAAAGGCTGGTGAAGCAGTTGACACAAGGGTACACAGTTAGGATAAGCAATTAAGCTCAACTTCATATTGCTGTGTGAAGCGTTAATTTTATGTTGAAGATGTTTGAAATAACATTGGAGTATTATTAAAACCCAGATTCCCGATAAATTATACCACCTATATTTGGTCTTGTAGCTCAATTGGTTTAGAGCACTCCGCTCATAACGGAGAGGTTTTGGGTTCGAGTCCCAATGAGACCACTAAATAAAATGCCTCTATGGTGTAATGGACTAGCACATAATTCTTCTAAAATTAGAGTCCAAGTTCGAATCTTGGTAGGGGTACTGTAGACACGTTTTTGTACTTTTAACGTTTTTCTGGATATTTATATTGAAAGATATAGATATGGCGAGAAAAGAAAAAAAGTATCATTTTATATATAAGACCACAAACGTATTAAGTGGTCGTTACTATATAGGGATGCATAGTACATCAAATTTAGACGATGGTTATTTAGGTTCTGGTAACAGACTTAAATTAGCTGTTAGAAAACATGGTAAAGAGAATTTCATTAGAGAAATACTTGAATATTGTGAATCTAGAGAAGAATTAAAGAGACTAGAAGGAGAAGAATTAAAGAGACTAGAAGAGGAAGTGGTTAACCTTAATGAAATAGCTAAGGTTGATTGTATGAACTTGAAAGTTGGCGGTCAAGGTGGTTTTGTGAATGATAAACATAAGCGAAAGTTTATTGAATCAAGTAATGTTGCTAGAGATTTACATATTGAAAGGTTGAAGAATGATAAAGTTTATTATGATAAGTTTATAATTCAACAAAGGAATCATTTTAAAAAGTTAACTAAAGAAGGTAAACTTACGTATGGTAATTTTGAAGGTAGAAAACATTCTGAAGAAACTAAAGAGAAAATGAGAAAACCTAAAAATATGGGTTCAAATAATTCTCAATACGGTAAGTGTTGGATTACCAATGAGGTTGAGAGTAAAAAGATAATGAAAGGTGATTTAATTCCAGATGGTTGGAGATTAGGTCGTAAATGTTAAATATTTATTAAATTAGTGAAAATAATGTCCTAAAAAGTGGGGATTTTTTGTTTTATGTAGAGATTTATAGGTATAGGGGTAACTCTTATTTATAACAATAACATAAAACATCTGTAATGAATAAAAAATTAAAATTATTTATCAAAGAATTATCAAAATATGAAAAATTTATTAATATTTTATTAAAAATAATTAGTATTATAATTAATATTATATTTAAATAGTGCAACGGCAAGTATTCAATACTATTAAAAATTTAGGGTAGCCCTAAGGTATTAAGTTTAAAGGAAATAAGAGATTGCGCAAGGCTAGCAGAATGGATAGTCAAATTAGCTTGAATAGTTCAGTGGTAGAACGTCCCAAATCCCAGGGAAAAGAGAGTACTTTGTACGAAATAGCACAGGTTCGATTCCTGTTTTAAGCTCTAATACTTGTGTTGCAACGGATATTGATTTAGGTTCGAAACTAGGTTGATATTAAAATCAAGTGTTTTGGGATGTAGTGTAATTAGGATAACATGGCTCTTTCTTAGGAGCAGACTGCGAGTTCGAGCCTCGTCATCCCAACAAAATTAAATAATTCGACCAATAACATTAAATAATATGACTTATGAAAAAAGAATACATCCATTTATATAAGGCCGATGGTACAGAAAACAAAGGTCACTTTTGTTATGGTTGTGATGAATTTTTTCATGACTCAAATTATGCTGTTACAACACATAAGGGTTGTAAGGGTCAAAAGAGTTTAGGTATTTGTGTTGATAGTAGGGAGTTTGGTGAATTACACCCATATAACCTAGAAAATAAAAGTAAGTGGGAGTTAATTAGTATTATACAGACTCTCAGAAAATAAAAATTGATAAGTGGTGGAATAGGTAAAATGTTATACACATTGCGATACTTAGTGGAAAAGAACGTAGGCTCATATCCAACGTCAAGTGGGTTCGACCCCCACTATCGCTACTTAATTTATTTGGCTCCATGGTGTAATGGATTAGCACCTAACGCTACGAACGTTAAAGTCTCAGTTCGAATCTGGGTGGAGTTACTGTTAATAACTAAAAAAAGTTTTATGAGAATAATTAAAAGTTTTAAAGAACCACAAACTATTGTTATTTGTGGTTTAGATTATGATTACGGTTTTGAACCATCAGCACTAATTACAGATGACGAGTCTGGTTTTGGTATCAGGTCCAAAGGGGGTATAATCTTAGACGTATTCAGTTACGGGTTTGTCTATATTCTAACTAAGGATGAATTTTATGAATATTGTAAAAATAACCAACGTTATAGTGATAATGATAACATAGAGAATATGTTTATCGTATTGAACAATTTTGTTGGTGATGTTGGGGTGACGGCTGTAAACCATCAGGGTGACGAGAACGATGATTTTGAACTGGATGATTACATGCAACACCAATTTGACGATAATTTGAATCTATTAGTTGAGGTTCCATCTGGTTATGATGTAACACCAAGGAACTTCAAAAGTGCGTTAGCTTTAATAGAAAGTGAGGAAACTACCTATATAAAAGACAAATTTTTACTAAAAAAGACTATATTCTTTGTTGATGCTTATGGTAATTTTGATTTTGGTAGAACAGAATTAAGTATAGTTGATGATAACACAAAATATAATGAACATACAAATTATATAGGTTATGATGAATTAAATGAAGATGAAGATAATAATTTACGGGCCAAAGATGGTTATAACTTAATTGTACAAACATATAGTTATTCCAAACTAAATCATGGTGATTATATTGATATTGAGAAAACATTAAATGATTATAATAAATTAAAAACCACTTTTTAGTGGTTTTTTTTGTTTCATAAGTTTTTATTCACTATATTTGACCTATAAATGAAAATTATGTCAGAAGTTAAACAAGTTATAATAATTAGAAAAGATTTGGACATGAGTATCGGTAAACTTGCGGCCCAGGTCAGTCATGTTTCCATGTCATTTATATTAAAACAAATCATGGCACAGGGAAAACACAAAAATAATGTGAATATGTCCGATGATGCCCTTAACTGGTTAAAAACAGGTCATACTAAAGTTTGTCTGAAAATAGATAGTGAAGATAAGTTATTAAATTTAGTTAAAAAAGCGAAAGAAGCTGGACTTGAGGCTCACGTAATAATAGATAAGGGTAGAACGGAATTCAATGGTACCCCAACGATAACGTGTGCTGCAATAGGACCTAATAAATCGGTCGAAATAGATAAATTAACTAAACGTTTAAGATTATACTAATGAAATATACTGTTCAAGCTGTACTATTAAATAAAACTGGTCACGTATTAGGTGTTTCCAGAAAAAAAGACCATAATGATATGGGACTTCCAGGTGGAAAAGTGGATGATGATGATGAATCATTGGAATCCGCCATTATAAGGGAAGTTAAAGAGGAAACTGGGTTAGACGTAGACATGTCAACAGCCATACAAGTTTTCAGTATGCATCGAGATGGTTATATGGGGTACACTTACCTCATAAAGGATTGGAGTGGTGAAATATCAACCGATGAGCCTCATGTTGTTAAGTGGTGTATTTATCAGGACCTATATTTAGGTTCCTTTGGTAAATGGAATTTAATGGTTTTTGAATCATTGGAGAGTATGGGAGTAAATATTAACCTTTTTGGAAACGAATAATTATGGAAATTAAAGAAAAAATAAGTTTTGATAAATTTTTAGAAATTTCAAAACAATTAGATATTAGAGTTGGATTAATTATAGGTGCTGAGTGTATACCTAAAAGTTATGGGATTAAATTAACAGTTCAATTTGGTGATTTAGATGGTGAAGAGGTAACAAAAACAGCTTTCACTAATTTAGGTAAAACAAGTGAACCAGAATCTCTTATAGGTATTCAATGTCCATTCATAGTTAACCTTGAGCCAAGTGTTATAAAAGGTGTCACCAGTGAAGTTATGATTATGGTTGGTGAACATGAAGAATTTGGTTTACAAGTAAATCCAAACGCTTATATTTATGGTGCTAAATTAATGTAAGATATGAAAGCATATTTAGAAAAAATAGGTGGAGAGTGGTTGGATGACTTTGTTTATATGTCAGTTGAACCATTAAAACAGATGGGATTTACAATTATACCATTCGATGGTGATGATATGGAGAATACATTAACCAATAGAGTATTAAACTTAAGTGATGATATCGTAATAGGTTCTGTACAGGCCAGTACCGAGTTTTTTAAAGCTTGTGGTGTAAAAACACCAAAGTATCTAGGGTATCCAATGGAATTAAGTGAATACTTAGGTAGGGAGATTATAGAAACAACATTTGAGCATGTGGTATCAAAGGGTAAGTTCCCAATATTCATTAAACCTAGTGAAGGTGTTAAATTATTTACTGGTTGTGTAATTGAAAACAACTTAGGTTTTGATTTCTTGAGGGATTATTATAATGTTGAGGATGATACACCATTATATTGTAGTGAAATACTAGAATTTGTTTCAGAACATAGATGTTTCGTTCATGAGGGTGAATTGAAAGGTATTCAACACTACACAGGGGATTTTAAATTATTTCCAGATGTTAGTGTTATCGAGAATATGATAAAGGATTATGAATCAGCAAATTGTGCTTACACATTGGATGTGGGCATAACTAAGGAAGGTAAGACTTGTTTGGTTGAGGTTAATGACATGTGGGCCATTGGTTCTTATGGATTTAATTCTAAAACTTATGTGCTTATGTGTGTTAGAAGAATGAGAGAAATCCATAGACAACATAATGGTGAGAAAACCCCATTATGGAAACGATTAAAAAAATAAATTTATAAAAAAATATGAAAAATAATATAAGAAAAATTTTACGTGAGGATATCTCACATAATAGTTTAAATATTAAAATCACTCGCCCCTCTCAGATATTGATTATCATGAGAGGGGTACCGTAACCAGGTAGTGGGAAATCAACTAGAGCTAAAGAATTAGTGGGCGAGGGTATTATACACTCCACTGATGACCTTATTGAGGTTACTGGTGACTACAATGCCTATTTCAAAAGAATGGTTGAATCTGGAGATTGGTCCGAGCATGGTAAAATGCACCACAAGAACTTCCTTAATGCTAAGAAATCTATGTTAGAAGGTATAACCCCATGCGTAATCGATAATACGAACATTAAGGCTAACGAACCAAAGAAATATGTTAAAGCTGCTCTAGAAATGGGGTTTGCCGATAAAAACATTAGATTTGAGGATGTTGGTACTGGTGGGTTGTTAGCTGAAGGTCTAGCTGCTAGAAATACTCACAACGTGGGTTTAGAAACAATTAACGGTATGATAGCATCACACGGTGGTGTTGGTGAATTAACAATAAAAAAAGTTATGGAAAGTAAGGATAGAAATAGAAAAACAAAGTTTGCCTCATTGGTATTGGATGATAAGTCTAAATCAAAGTTGTTGGGTGCCGTTGGGCACTTGATACCAGAGGGTTGGAAAGTTTTCGCACACCACATGACCATTAACTTTGGTAAGGGTTTGCCTGATAACTTGCGTGGTGACTTAGGTTCCACCAAGAACATCAAGGCCGTTGCCGTTGGTTCAAGTGATATGGCTTTAGCTGTTCACGTTCAGGGTTATCATACGGATAACAAAATTGCACATATAACCATTGCGGTAAATGTAAATGCTGGTGGTAAGCCAGTAATGTCAAATGATATTACAGAGTACAAAGTACTTGAAAATTACATAGTTTTAAGTGGAATAATAACAGAGCAAATATTTAAATAGATGGAAAATAAAAGACACGAAGAGTTAAGTGATAAGATATTCAAAATGGGTTTTGGTCTACATGAAGAGGGTCAAGTTAGTGGTGATTACATTATAAATAGTATTGGTGATTTCATGATACTAATTAGTGGTTTAATTCACGACAAAGACGATGTAATGTTATTTGGTGAAATATGTGGTATGTTCTCCGCTAAAAAAATATTAGATGCCCAGATGTCATTTAGTCACCTAGCTCCAAAGGATGAGGGTGAATTAAGCGAACTATTAAATCAACTTAAAAATAAGATTGATGAAAAAATGTCGGAAGAAGATAATGATGATGATGATGATGATGATGAAAATAATGATGATTTAGGTACTAATTTGGGTGATAAATTAAAATAACAATTATGAATTGGGTAAGTGTGTTAGATAAATTACCAGCAATGGATATTGAAGATGGTGATTTTAAAAGTAGTCAAAAAGTTATAGCATTTTTTAGAAATGGTTCCGAATACTGGTGTGAATCCGTAACACTAAAACTTTACTATGAAGATGGTGAAGAACCAGAGTGGTATTTCGATTATGATGGTGAAAGGGTTATGGGTAATAAAATAACCCATTGGACACCACTAATTCTACCAAATTAATTATTAATAAAAAATGGAAATTATTTAGGTAGTTTCCATTTTTTTCATTATCTTTGTGTTAAATAAAAAAATTATGTTAAAAATAGTAAAATATATTAGAAAATATGGGTTAGATAAAGCAATATCTGATTTTAAATTAATATGTAAAGACGATGGTGAGCGAATATTATTAAAATATAACCAAATCGAATCTAATATGGGGATTCCAGAAGTACAAGAATGTAGGGGTCTTATATTAGAGAAAAAAACATTAAGGGTTTTATGTTTACCCTTTTTTAAATTCTTCAACAGTGCTGAGGGTTATGCTGCCAAAATAGATTGGTCTACTGCGCATATATTGGAGAAGTTGGACGGCTCCTTAATAACATTATATTCATATAATAATAAATGGTTTGCTGCCACAAGTGGTATGATACAAGGAGAAGGTGAAGTTAATAACAAGTTAGGTTCGACTTTTCACTCACTGTTCATGGATATTATGGAAACTAAGTATAACTTTGATTTAAATACATTAAATAAAGATTATAACTTTGTTTTCGAATTAACAACACCTTATAATATAGTTGTGAAACCACACGCTATATCTTCAATTACTCTATTAACTGTCAGAAATGTTAAAACCTTACAAGAAATATCATATGATGAGTTGATTCAATTGGGTCATTTGATTGGATTACCAGTGGTTAAATCATATGATTTAAACGTTACTGATAGTGGTGCCTTAATTAGGACCCTAGAGGGTATGCCATGGACCGATGAGGGTTATGTTGTAGTTGATGGCTACCATAATAGGATTAAAATTAAAAACCCAGCTTACCTGGCAGTTCACCATTTAAAATCAAAAACTGGTGAGCACAACATACTTGGGGTTGTTAAAACCAATGAGATAGATGAGTTCGGGGCAACATTTCCAGAAAGACTTGAAGAAATTAAAAAGCTAAAGGCTAATTATGATAAATTGATTAGTGACTTAAATTCGACTTGGGAAGAAATTAAAACATCTTTACCAAAGAATATAACTAAACAAGAACAAAAGAAATTTGCAATGAAAGTTTTCGAGATTTCAAAGAAAATGGGTGTTGCTGAGTTTAGTGGATTATTTTTCTCCCTTAAGGATAAAAAGGTTGAATCAGTTAGTGAATTTATGTTTAATTACGACAATAAAAAACTTTATAAAATATTATAATCATGGATAAAAGTATTACAGCAGAATGGGCCAGGAAAACCGCCAGTGAAATATTAGACAAACACGTCCTAAATCAGATAAAGGAATGTGAAATGTTAATAGTTTCTAAACTTAAAAGTAATCACCAAAATAAAAATAGCGTAAATATCTATATCAATTTAGATAACTTAACTATTAAGGAGTTGGCAAGTAGGGGTTTTGGGGTTAAAAAAAAATTACCATCTGACCCAAGAGAAAAGATTTATTATGAAATAAAATGGTAAGTATGTCCGAAATATTGCAGAATGAGTATTATTCGGCACTAGTTGTTTTGATATCTCAAATAATTTTTATATTTTTAAGAACTCTTAATGTAATATACACATCGGAACGAAGAATGCTCGCCTCAATTATAACTGGAAACGGTATTGGGCTTAGTTGGTTGGTATCTATGTCAATAGGTGCCAACTCAATTATGGAAGGGCAATTAATACCGATATTAGCATTTTTAATCGGGGGTACAGTAGGAACATATTTTGGAATAAGAAAAGAAAGTAAAAAATAGAACAAATGGGTGATAAAATAATGACAGTTGAGGAAATGTATAAATTAGAAAATTTTAGCGTAACAGATGCTGAAACTATTAGACAAATTTCGTTATTTTGTATTAGAAATAATGGACATAACGGATTAGCAGATAAAATTCACCCAATGTGTCATTATATGGCTTTATATCTAGAAATTATTGAAGTTTATAATATTGAACCAGAAAATAAAGAGTATTTTGTTGATATTGAAACGAGTGAATTTAATTATGATACATTCCCATTATATAACCCAGATATGGCTGATAAAATAACGGAAAGAGGTATCGAAATCCTAGAATTTTTAAAAATCAAAATAAAAAATATATGAAAAAAATAGTAGTTATCGGTGGTGGAACATTTTCACCAGTTAGAAATCATTTATCACTATGCGCACCAGCTTTTGGTACAACGGCTAGGGTTATGTCGAAATACTTAACCAGTATGTCGGATTCAAATAAGTATGAGGTTATTACACATTATACGAAGATGGCCTTTAAAAAATCAAAATTGGTTACCAATGAGGATGTTGAATTACTTATTGATAATTTAATATTAGATGAAAACGTAAAAACAATTGTTTTAAACGTTGCATTCTGTGACTACAATGTAATTGACGATGAAGCTGGATTCCATGGTGAACGTCTAAAAACATCCGATGGTGATATTACACTTACTTTAACACCATCTAAGAAGATTATAGACAAGATTAGACTTACTAGACCAGACATATTCTTAATTGGCTTTAAAACGACTACAAATGCATCTGATGAGGACCAGTTTTTAACTGGTTTAAAGATGATGAAGCGCAGTAAGTGTAATTTGGTTCTAGCTAACGATACTGTGACTAGGAAAAACATAATCATAACACCAGAAGAATCTAAATATGTATATAAATCAAGAGGTAAAACTCTAAAAGAATTAAGTAGGATAATACTTGATAGACATGATTTAACCTATAATAGAACTGAATTGGTTAATATTAAAAACGTTATAGTTGATAAGAGTGCACCACAAACATTTAAAGAAGTTTTAAAGTACTTGGTTGATAACAATGGTTTTATAGTAAATAATGGTAATGGGTTTACTCCAGGTCATTTCTGCTATAAAACATCGGATAAAAGTTTTATTTCTTCGCAAAGAAAAGTGAACCATAATGATGTTTTTATAAACGGTATGACAAACGTTGCGGTAAACGATAATGTATTCACCGCTTACGGAACTCATAAGCCATCAGTGGGTGCTAGGAGCCAATGGATGATGTTCGAGGATAATCCAGGTTATGATTGTATTATTCACACACATACACCGCTAAAAGAGGCTAGTGAGGTACCAGTGGCATCACAAAAGAAATTTCAATGCGGTAGTTTAGAATGTGGTATGAATACAGTAAATAATTTAGCAAATTTTGGGGATATAAAGGCTGTGTATTTAGATAAGCACGGATATAATTTAATGTTCAAATCTAGTTCTGATTCACAGGAAATTATAGATTTTATAAATGAAAATTTTGAACTTGGCATAAAAACCACATAAAATTTAAAATTATGAGAATATTAAAAATTGATAGTTTACCAAATGCAAAGCAATGGGTTGATAGAGACCACATAATGTTGCACGCTTGTTTTCAGATATTAAAAGATTGCGTTGAAAAAGAAAATGTTGATACCGATTGCAACTATGAAGCACACAAGGACTTTGTAGATGAAGTAAGATTACTTTACAAATGGTGGGTTAAACGCAAAAAAGATGATTCATTTGATAATGATGACGAAGATAATGAGATGCTTAATAGGTTGATGAAAATTAGATTAGCACTATGGACGTAGTGTTAATACTGACGGTTGGTGTGTGAGAAGGTTTGCTTTTAATAAACTTTCAAATTACCACCGAACTTGATAGCAAACTTTATTATACACAGTACGGTTTATTTGGTCTAATTTTTTATTTTGGGATATTTATATATAGATTAAACTATTTAAGAATATGGAACTAAGAAAATTTATAGCAACCACGATTAGAGAATATCTTAACGAAAACAAGTATTTAGACCCAACATATAGAAAAATGATGGATATATATGATGTACCTGTTGATTTTATGTGGCAATATCGTGAGTTTGATAGATGTGGTGATGATAATTTATATGGTGATGAATATATTGAAAAATTAACCATTGATATAAAAGAAAATGGAATTAAAATACCAATAAAATTACAAATTAATAGTGGTAAGGGTTTAATTGTTGAAGGAAATCATCGATTATGTATTGCAATTAAATTAGGTTTAAAAACAATTCCCGTACAAGTTGTTTATAGTAGTTTTGGTTCAATAAATAAACATAGAGCAAAACCTATAAATTATAGTTCAGATAAATGGAGAATTGGGATATGGGATTAATCGAAGCACTTCCTTAGTATTTGTGCTAACGTGTTTGGCTATGCGTAGTTGCGTTGAGTAGAAAAATAATTTAGTAAATAAATACAGAATGAAAACAGTAGAAGAAAAAATAAACCTTATCATTAAATGGTTAAACTACCCAGATAGAGGAAATGTAGGTATGTCTATAAACGAATTAGAAAAACTAAAAGAGCAATTACGTATAGCTGATGTTATGTGTTGTTCTTTTTGCAAGGAAAAAATAAAGTTTGGCGAACACGAGTATATGCACCGAGAAGGTTGCGGATGTATGGACGAACCACCACAAACAATAGTGGACTTTGAGCGATTAGATACTGGACACACAGTTACTAATGGTTATCCGCTAGAATAACACATAACGTACCTGTATAAAAAAACATTAAAACGATTTTTTATACAGGTACGTTATTTTTAGTTTTCTTTTCGAGCGATGGTAAATTGCGTAGCAAAACCTAACGAAATGTTAAAGTTTAAGTATAAACTGAAAATAAATGCAAAAACATTAGGTTAGTGTTAAGTATATGCTTATATTTGTAGTGTTGAAAGTAATCAACGAAACTAAAACAAACATTATGACAACTGACAACTTATAACGAAAACGGAATTGAAATTACAGAAACACAATTAGAAAACAAATTAGATTCTTTAATGAATGATGAAGTAACTGTTAAAACAACTAAAGAGACTAACGTTACTGGAAGAATGGAAAGTGAAACTATTTATACTGTTGAATGTGGTTTAGAAACTGCTTTAGTAACTATTGATTCTAATGATATTTATAAAGATTACGTTGTAAGTATTTTTGATAATAGATTTAACTATGAAAATAAAATAGTGGAATTTACAAATAAGTTAGAAGCTAAAAAATACGCTTTTTCTACTTATAAAAAAATGGTTTCTAACTATCAAAAAAGAGCCAATATGTTGAATACAGAATGGAAAAAACAGAATTAAACACAGACAAGGCATTACATATAGGTGGTGTTATGTGCAGTGTTTGTCAAGGTTATGGATATACTATTGAAATAGAGGCTAATTGTTGCGGAAATTATAAAAATTACGGATGTTGTGGTGTGCCTGAACCTGTACAAGTACAAGTTGAATGTAAATGCGATAGAGGATTTGTGCCACATTGCACATAACGTTGAGTGTAAAAAATCGTTTTAATGTTTTTTACATATTGTTGTATGCAGTACGGATTAATAGAGCAAAACTAAAATATATGATTAGATTTAATAAAGAAATACAAGGTACAAGGGAAAGCGACCATTACGCTACACCTAAAAAGTTTTATCAAAAATTACGGAAATGATACACGAGCTTAAAACTTGGAACGAATACTTTGAAGAAGTGTTTATGGGTCACAAAACCTTTGAGGTTAGAAAAAATGACCGAGACTTTAAAAAAGGTGATACGCTCATAT